CCAGTCAGGAGATATCCATACAGGCCATTCCGACCTATAGTGATATTGGTCGCAGCGCCAGTAACCAACCCAACATGAGAACCGTCATCACGTGTGATGCGCTCGACATCCCATGTAACGGTAATACCATCCGACCCAAGTTTCGCCTCAATAAATTGAGCGTAAAAAGCGATGTTGTCTGTCATGATTTCACCTAATCAAATCTTTCGAGTTCTGCGATTGCTGTCGCGCCCAGAACAATGGGATATGCCAATAAATCTTCAAGAGCCCCACCGGTGCCAAGAGAACTTACTTCCCCTGTGGTTTCGGTTTTGAAATTCGCCGCCGAAATGTAATTTCCAACAGTGATAAGGAAAGTTGTGGATGAAGAAGCCCGAAGTACCCAAATTGTCTCATCCCTCATCTTTATTCCGATACGTCCCCCGGCACTCACTGTCCCTGATGGACTGGTGCGAGTAGTCGGCGTTCCGGCAACTACTTCCTGCAATATGCAAGAACCCGTGCTACTGATTTGTAAATTCCAGTAGTTATTGGCATCCTGTACCCTGAACCGAATGTCTATAGTCCCGGAAGATGGAAGCGTTGTAACCGTGACAATAAAAATGGCATCGGCTTCGTGTGTGAATCCGGTCGCGGCGCTGATTGAACCGGCTAATTCATCGGTCGCTAATCCGTTGTATGTGTCGAAGGGCGCACCTAAATCCATGATACGAAGATTCTCTATAGCTGCGTCTTTAGCCACCAAAGTACCGTTGAAAGTTATTTTGGGGTAAGCTACGGAAGCGATATTATCATAAACTTCTACCCATTCCATGAGATAATCCCCCGCCAGCCCGTCTTGGCGTACTGCAAAAAAACCACCATCGGCTCTGGAAATACAGTAGAGGCGTTGATTATCCGAGGATAAGGGGAGCGCACCCAGAACAAGACCGTCTACATTCTTAATTCCAATCACTCCAGCCCCAATAACAAACCCTCCCCCATCCCCTGAAACAGTAGTAAATTGATTCGTCGTCAATATCCATCCGAAAGTTGTGTTATTTATGGTTCCCGCCCCGTGTCCATAGTTATTGCCGCTCACATTACCGAAGTCTGCGGCGAGACATTTTCCAGCAGTTAATGAAAAGCCATCAGTCTCTACAATTCTGTCTCCAGCAGCAATAACGCCGACAACTGTAAGAATCTGGCTGGCGATATCCATGCGACTATTGGTATCTAATATGGTCAGAGTGCCCGGCCCCGGTTCACAAGTCCGGGGGGTAGCTAGGGGAGCGGATTCAGGAGTTACAAACCGGTCGAGCAATACGAATTCGGCTGCTGGTGTCCCATCCACAGGGAGTGAACGGCCCAGCATATTTTTTATGGCGGCGCGTGAGGCCAACGGGGAAATCATGTACTTAGTTTAGACTACCCCTTTATTAATCACAACAGATTAATAAGGATGGGACTAATTTCAGTTATTGTTCCTTAATGCCCAATGGCATCCCGTTCGCTGGTCATGAAGTTATCAATATCTGTATGCGCCTGTAGTATTGGTACCCAGCAGGTGAGGATGTTGTGTGCATAGTCCAGCCCCCCCCCCTCAATACAGCGCCCGGCTTTGAGCGATTCATACCCACAGTTGTAAGCTGCCAGACCAAGCGTTACATCCCCATCGAAGTAATCAATGGTCTGGCTTAATATTCGAGCGCCCAGTTCGATATTGTTATAAGGCACCAGTAGCCATTCCACGGGGGGCCTGCGGTCATTGGGGAGTATCTGCATCAGGCCAACTGACCCGTGAGCATCTGCGGATATCAGGGTGGGGTTTCCAAGGCTTTCCTTGGCAATGACCCCCAGCAGCAGGTCGGCGTCCACATTATCAAATTCAATGGCTACCTGCCGGGCTAGAGGCGCCCATTGACCGACCACCTGCGCAGTAATGCGCTCGACGTTGGCGTCCCAGCATATTCCCCCCTGTGATAGCGCCAACAGCAGCACAATATATAGGTTATTCATTTTCCGGCTTTATACCTGATTTGGCACCCCCTGTCCAGTAATCCTTTACCACATATTGCAATTACTGGACTACCCCGATAATCTTATAGGTTGATTTGTACCCCAAGATGATACTGGTATAATTTCTGGTATCCCCGAACATTGGAGCCGTCTATGCCAAATAAGAAGCGCAGTTATCGGGCCCGTTACAAACGATTGGAGATGTACTATGTTCATACCGTCAGACGCTATCACGAACGATATAGCAATGCCCCACTTTCCAAAGCAGACTATGCTGAAATGAACCGGCGCGCAGCCGAAGCGCCCCGGACGAAGACCACCAGTTCACGAGTATATGTCGAGTTCATGTTCCGGGGCCAGTGTATCCGCGCCATCTACAGCAACTCACAAAAACGAATAGTTACCGTTCTCCCCCCACACCCAAAGGAAGCCCAATGAACCCGAAGCCCGTTATATTTCTCGACCTTGATGGCGTACTGAATCACGCAGAATATTGGAAGACCTATACAGGATTGACCGTGCTTGATGCACCGTTTGACCCGGAGTGCGTTTCCCGGCTTAACCAGCTTATTCGTGACAGTGATGGGGAAGTGGTCATCACATCCTCGTGGCGCCACTTCAAACTGGGCACCAAGCGCATCGAAGAATATATGAATAATGCGGGTTTCGCCGGGACGGTCATTGGAGAAACGCCCGTGCTGCATGTCCCATTGCGCGGCATGGAAGTTCAGCGCTGGTTGATGGACAACCCCGGACGCCGGAAAATCGTCATTATTGACGACGGCGAGAAGTACGGATGGTTAGAACCTTATCGTGTAAAGGTCAACCCGGAAGTAGGATTACAGGCAGAGGACATAGCTGATGCCCTGCGTATCCTTAACCATCCACCCGCAGCAGGAACATGGGGGGGGCTATGAACTGCCTAATTGAGCAACGACTTCGAGCAAGGAACATTCAAGGGACTATCTGAATTTCTGCCGGCACTGGAAACGCTGACCGTTGGGAATGGCAACGTTCTTACTCTAGTCGCCGACCTGTGGGTGGATGAATTGGACGGCACCGCCTCCAGCCTGCTGCGCGAGATGTACACCCAACTGGGGGAAGTTGATTACCTGCGTATTCGGGGGGCGTTGCTGTTTCTGCTGGGAACAGCCCTATTTCCAAACGAAGTTATCGATAAAGTTTACCCGCCTGATGAGCTTGGGGGAGGAATAATCGCGGAAAACGTACGTCTACGGACTTGGTTCATCCGACAGCTTTCCCCTACACATTGGGACGCCCAGTACATGGAAGCGGTAAGCCGGGCGCTTTTCTGGGTGTCGTGGTTTGAGAAGGTCGAAGAAGTCGCTTCTCACCGGGGATAGAGAAACCACCCACGAACGAATATCACGACAATATCACGACAATATCACGACAATATCACGACAATATCACGACAATATCACGACAATATCACGAGCTATTTAGTTAAATGGGCTTTCCAGACACTTTCCAGACACTTTCCAGACACTTTCCAGGCGATTTTTTATGGTATTTCCAGTGATGGGTTTATAGATGGCCGAAAATAAAAAACGCCCTTGACTTTGCGGGCCAGAGCGTTTGTCGTATATAGGCTGCACCTATAACACGAATATAGATATTATAGCATACTCCCGTCAATTGAGCTACTTAACTAATTACTCTCTGTACTTAACGCTAATTTCCCCCTACTTAACTCTACTTAACGATTTGGTACATTCCCGGTACCTTATCGGCATATTTCCCGTGTCTCTTGCAAAAACTGGCGCGTATATGCTATAATATCTGGCAATGATGGAGGTCAGCTATGCTAAGTAAAACGGCTTGGGCCAAGTTAACCAAGCGGCAATCCCTTGAAAGGCTTTGAAATGGCGATGAAGAAACCCGTTTCCTATACCTCGCTTGAATGTAGTCAACTAGTTTTTGTAACGTTTTTTTTCGTTCTGTTTTGGCTGTTGGGCTTGGTGGTCGTGTTGGTGTTTTTAGCGGCGACTTTGTTTGTCGTAAGTTCCCCGGTTTTGGTCAGCATTTTTGCCATGTTGATGATATATCAAATTGCGGGGGTCAACGACTGGCTTTTTATCATTTATGTGGCAATTGCCATTGGTGTGTCTGGTGGGTCTTTGATAGTTACGTTAAAAGAACTCGCCAAAAGAACTCGCCGAAGTGTTGGGGAAATTCTTAAGCTATGCTTATAAGTCAATCCAAGAGTTGTTCCAAGGATAATCAAATGAAACTGAAAAAATACAACTGGAAGGGATTAATAAATCTGGTTTTGACGGTACTGTACTTGTTAATTTTAACTATGACATTGGTGGGTGTCTTTCAAGCCCTTTGGACGGTCACGGCAATTCCCTACAGATACGCGTTCTCAATCATGATTCTTATCATCGTCCCCCACTTCATTTTTTTAGGTTTCATGACGGGTACAGTTACAAAAGCATGGCAAAAAAGCCTCCACCGGCTTCGCGCAATCCGTTTGCGCCGTCGGATGATGGCTTTGGCGAAAGACCGTGCCAAAAAGAATGCCAATGAAGACGTGGAGAGCGGAGCATGAATCATACATTAGACCCCAAGTCTTTTGTTATTGACGCCTATATAGCGCACAAGGGCGACAGGCAGAACTTGGGGTTGCCCTTTATCGACGTTTGTGAGATAGACGGGTGCACTTTACACGCTGGCCGCGAACACCGCTTTTTATATAGTGGTACACCCGAACCCCTGACGCTTCAAACGTTCCGTCCGTACTGGTCAGATGGGAGTTGGCGCCACACCCGAACTGCCCGCTATTATCAAACGCTAGAGCAGAATGGTTGCTGGTTCATGTTATATAAACCCGGCGTTCAAACTTATGTTAGCCGTACAAGTGGCTCTCAATTCGAGCGCGGCCAACATTTGTTGGCGCGGTGGGTGGAAACTATAAACCCATACTCTGGTGAAAGAAATGAATATGTGTTTTTTGTATTGGAGTGCGAGGAATTTGGGCGGCGTTGGAAGGCAGGCCGTAGGCGCATGCTGTCTCGATTGCATGACCTGTATCTGGATGAGCTAGAGGCTGGGCGCACTCGTATTTATGTACGCGATACCCAAACTAGTGAAAAGGAATAAGAATGTCAAAAAAGAATAATCTGTACTATTACTCTGGGAGCATTATGCTGAACTTGGATAAGGTCAGTAGTTTTAAAATAGAAGGGGGTGGCGAAGACAATTGTTGGGTGGCGGCGCATTTTCGTCACAGATTTACGCAAGCAATCTTTCATGGGACGAAACAAGAGTGCGAGGAAGAAATGCGTCGCATTTCTGTTGAGTTGTCTGCCCTTGGGAGTAAGGAATAACCCAAAGGGGGCACTTGATGGGAACCCGAATTTTCAACGCCGACATCCTGCAATATAGCAGGGATTATCAAGGCCCCCTCTATCATGCCGCTTTGTTCGACCCGCCATACCACCTGACCAGCATCACCGACCGTTACGGCGACGATGCGGCTGCTGGGGCCAAGGACGTGGACGGCGTTTACCGGCGCGCCAGCCGGGGATTTATGGGTCAGCAGTGGGATGGGGGCGATGTGTTCTTCCAACCTGCCACATGGCAGGCTATTTCTAATCTGTTATATCCCGGTGCCTTCATCATTGCGTACGCAGCCGCACGCAATGCCCACCGTATGGCAGTAGCAATGGAAGATGCCGGACTTATCATCCACCCAACGCTCTATGTCTGGCTGCGTGGGAAGGGATTTCCAAAAGCCACCAGCATTCACCTGCAACTAGAGAGCCGGTTATGCGACCGGGTTCAGAAGTGCGCGACCTGTGGACACGTTCGTGCAATTGACAGCGACGGCAACACGTGCCCAGCGTGCGAAGGGTTCATCTTCCCCGCGTGGACTTATAAGGACGACGGTGTTTTGATGGCAAAGTCGCCGCCGTTTCGTTCCCCCGAAGCGAACACATGGTATCACCATCGTTATGGGATGGCGTCGATGAAGCCCATGGCGGAACCCATTATCTTGTGCCAGAAGCCCTACTCTGGCGACAGGCCGATGGATGATATTCTCAACAGTGGTGCCGGTGCACTGAACATCGGTGCTGCGCGTATTAATGGCGACCCATGGGTGTGGGGAACCCAGACTGACATTACTGGGGGTGGCTTCGGAAGCAAGCGCCCATCGGACGGGGATGTGCACGCTGAACAGGTTGAGGGTGGTGAGGAAGGCCGCTGGCCCGGTAATTTTGTACTGGCCCACACGCCGGACTGCAAACTGTCTGGGTATCGGGAAGCTGGCAGTATTGTCATTAACCGATTTTCGGATGGCGCGAAGCCCTTCGGGGGTGGCGCGGGGCATACGTGGGAGGGTCTGGAGAAGACTAACGTCATTCCGGTCTGGGAGTGCGTGGATAGCTGCGTAGTACGTGCCCTGAATGAACAGACCGGCGGCGCGGAAGGCGCCGCGCAATATTATTTCCAAGCTGGCTGGGCGTACGAAACAGCAGAACGATTAGAAGCAGCCTCCCCTGTCCAGTACGTTCAGCGCCCCGGTGAGAGTGAGCATAGTGCTGGCCTATCGGAACGCAATCCCCACCCCACCCTCAAACCGATTGACCTCAATCGCTGGTTGGCGTCGCTGCTCTTGCCCCCGGATGGTATCGGGGAGCGGCGTCTGCTGGTGCCTTGCGCCGGGACAGCCTCCGAGGTGATTGGTGCCCGTGTAGCGGGTTGGGATGTAGTAGATGGGGTGGAGATATCACCAGAGTATTGCAAAATTGCTGAACAACGCGTTGTCTACTGGGAGAATGCACGTTATCAACTACCCATGTTTGGGTGAAAGAGAGGACGATATGTTCACGTTTCTTAAAACCATTTTGAAGGCTTTGTTTCCCCCGAAGCCGGAGCCGGAATTCCCGCATGTGCGCCGGATAATCGAATCAAAGATTTACGACACCGAAACCGCCCATCTTCTGGCGGAAAACAGGAATTTTAGCTACACCGCAGAAGGAACGCTTTGGGAGCGCCTGTATATCACACCCAATGCCAAGTATTTCACGGTAAGTGGTTGGATGGGGTGGTTCTCTGCCAGAAACGCTTCCGTTATTCCAGTGGATTTGGATAAAGCCCGTGCTTTCTTTGAGGGTGCCAGTAAGCAATTCGTTGACTACGAGTCCGCTTTGGGCATAGAACCGGAAGAAGCCTAGCTCCATGGTACTCGAAGAAAGGGATGTCATTCAGGCGTTACGGCGTTTTTATGCCCTACCGGAGTGGGTGTTCGTCAACCATATCCGTACAACTACGGGGGCGATGAACGTTGCCAAGACTTTCAATCGCGGACTGGATGCCAACAGGCTTATCGACGGCATGGCGTTGAACTGTTACCCCAGCAGGGGGTTCGAGCGCATCACGTTCGAGGTCAAGGTTTCCACCAGCGACCTGATATCCGAACTGCGCAACCCGGTGAAGTTCACAAAAGCCTACCACTTGGGGCACAAGTTCTATTTTGTGCTGTCGCCCGATGTATTGAATGATGAGGCAACCCGGCTGCTGGAGCGCGAATTGCGCGGCCCCGGTGTCATTGAGGTAAATGAAGACCTGACCCTGAAATTCCACAGTAAAATAAAGGCATTGCCTCACGAAGCATTGCCAATGTCCGAGGGGTTCATGTTGAGCATCCTACGGAAGATGGCAACCGAAGCAACCAACGCCCGGCAACTATTATCAAATTTGAACCCGGAACTGTAGGAGAGAACTATGTGCAAACCTGACCCGAACATCCCCGTTGAAACCGTCACCTATCACTGGACAAAGTTCGAGAACGTCCCCACCATCCTGCGAGAAGGTCTGATACGCGGTTCACGGTTGGCACGTGACCCCGAAGCCTATGACGGAGACGGAGACGGAGATGTCTGTCTGCGTGTAACGCTGCCATGCTTGGTAGACTGGGTTAAAAGCCTCCCCCCTGCGGCATGGCACGTGTGGCTGGAGGAAGGCATTGGCCCAGAAACGATTTCCATTCACATGTTCAGGATAAATGATGGCTATATCGTGCCCAAACGCGCCAAAAGTTATGCGGAAGCTGTCCGAAAAAAACGGATTGCTCATTGGCGGCGTACCCTCAACGAATTCGAGACAGGCATGTGGAAAGCCGGTGTTCTTAGCGTGAACTGTTCGGATTGCGCCACCGAATATAGCGACCCCGGCTGGGTGGATGTGTCTGTCCCTGATGATATCTGGGAGCAAATCAACCCCACCGACTTAGAGGGGGGCGGACTATTGTGTTTGACCTGCATAACGCGCCGGCTTCTACTTCTGGGGTTGGTTGATGTTCCGATGAAAATAACCTCCGGGCCCTATGAGATTGACCCGGAAGCGCCGACGTATACTGTAGCCGAACGCGCCCGGCACTTTATCGACTTTCTTGTTTGCCAGAATGTCCTGTATCCATCCTCTATGGATGTCCCATTTGAACGTGACCCATGGGAAGACCTGCTGGCGGTTTTGCAAACCGATGAGTGGCCTGACCTTGATAAGTGGACGAAATGGGAAGGACAGCAAAAGGCGGAATGGTGGTGACCCAAGAAAACAGCATGAACAAACGTAATGTAATCAACAGCCTTCGTGAATTGGGGGCCGAACTGGAGCGTGGTACCGAGGATTTCAGTGAGTTCGGGGATGTATCAGTCAAGGTAGATGGTGACCTTGTCCTGTTCTCATACACGCCCCCCTGTAATTTCAAACCACCTTCGGAATGGAACTGGCTGGAACGTACCAGCCGGGGACTCATCATGAATCGGCGTAATGGCGAGGTCGTGGCGCTGCCGTTCCCCAAGTTCTTTAACTGGGGGCAGGGAGGGTTACCCGGTATCGAGGACTACACCATCCTCGAAGTGGCGCAGAAGTACGACGGTTCTTTGGGTATCCTGTATCGCAAGGATGGCGCCCTGCATATCGCTACCCGTGGTAGTTTTGACAGTGACCAAGCCAAGTGGGCGACTGAACGGATACAGCGTGACTGCCCTCAACTCGAACACTTGCCTGATTCAATCACACTACTCTTTGAAATCATCTACCCAGAGAACCGCGTTATCGTCGATTATCAGGGGTACGAAGGATTGCGGATTATCGGTATTCGTGACCGAAAGACCGAAATCGATTACCTTGTGGGTGCCCAACACACCCGCCACGAGTTCGAGCGTTTTGTGGGTGGCCCCATTGTCTGGGGAGAAATTCTCTCGATGCCGGTCGACCCAATTGAATACTGGATAGGGATGGCTAACCTGTTGAGCGCAGAAAATGATGAGGGCTTTGTAGTACGCCTCTCCAACGGCGACCGCTACAAAATAAAAGGCATCGATTATCTTACCGTGCACAAGATTCTGTCGAGGGCGTCCTATAAGGCTGTGGTTGAGGGGTTACAGGCCGGGAACTATGATACGATGCGTGCGGTGGTGTTTGATTCTTTGGCGGTTGAACTGGACGAATGGCACACTGTCGCTGTTGAGGCTATCGCGCACGCCAATCAACAGGTAGAGGAACAGGGTGTTTCCTTGTCCGTTGTGAAACGCGAAGACCGGGAAGCACGCAAGGAAGTTGCCCAGAAGATAACCTCCAGCAACTTACCCAAGTTGTTACAGGCATGTTTGTTCAGGAAGCTGGATGGGCAGGATTATCAAGACCTGATTTATAAACACGTACTGGAGATAAGGAATGTTTGAGTGAACTACCTTTCTTTATTCTCTGGTATTGGCGGTTTCGACCTTGGTTTCGACCGTGCGGGTATGCAGTGCGTCTGTCAGGTCGAATTTGACAAACATGCGGCCAGCGTTCTGGAAAAACACTGGAAACCCGTTACCAGATATAAGGATGTGAGGTATGTCAGACACGAAAGCGGACGGTCGTCAAGGAACTGGGAATGGTGGGACTGGCTCCCAGATGTCGATGTTGTCACTGGTGGATTCCCGTGTCAGGACGTGTCCATTGCCGGACGCAGGGCGGGACTGGCTGGAGAGCGAAGCGGACTTTGGTTTGAATTCTATCGCATTCTTGCAGAAACTCGCCCCCAATGGGTGGTTGTCGAGAATGTCCCCGGTCTGCTATCCAGCAATGGAGGACGAGATTTTGCCATCATCCTTCGAGGGCTGGTCGAACTCCGGTATGGCGTCGCTTGGCGGGTGCTTGACGCTCAATATTTCGGACTGGCCCAGCGACGCAAACGTGTGTTCATTGTCGGAAGTCTTGGAGACGGACGTGCCGCACAAGTATTATTTGAGCCAGAAAGCGGCGAGAGGCATACTGCGCCGAGCCGAAAAAAGGGGCAAGGAAATTCAAGGGCTTTTACTCACCGCGCTGGAACGGGTAGCGAAACAGACATAGCACCACCCCTTGACGTAAAATCGAAAGATGGCATTATGCGCAATCAGGGGGCACTTGGAATTGTAGATGTGGCTAAAAGTATTATGACTCGCGAAGGGTTTAGTCATAGAGAAGACCAAGACAATTATATTCCTATTGCCTTTCACAACCGCCAAGACCCCGATGTAAGCGGCGAGATAACACACCCGCTTGGAGCAAAGGCACTAAAGGCCAATGCGTCCAAAAGCTATCAAGGGGTCGTGGCCCCTGCCCTTACGGCAAGTAATGACCCCTCCCGCAGTCCGCAATCATCCGAGGTTACTCACCAAATTGAGGCAATAAACGCAGCAGGCATGGGCGTTCGTCGCTTAACCCCGTTGGAATGTGAACGATTACAGGGCTTCCCGGACGGGTGGACAGAGGGGCAGAATGATACCCAACGCTACAAACAATTGGGCAACGCCGTGGCTGTACCAGTCGCAGAATGGATAGGTCGACGGATTAGGGAGGCGGAAACGGGGTATAATCCTTTGTAGTAGGGATGTGCACTATCCTAGGCTCAAGAAAACGCCCCCAATTAAAACGGGGCGTTTTCGTTTGAAATCTTTAAGGTTCACAGGTCTTGTAATTTATGGCAAACCGTGTATAATTACATTTGTCTGTGGTCACGTTGAGGGTAGCTTTAGACCATTCTTTGAGAATGGGCAAGGCAAGTTCCGAGATGCATTCGCAGACTGGGCGATAGGCTGGATGAGTTGCCCCCCACCAAATAGGCCAATGAGGTGGATTAATGGGCATAGTTGAAAGCCACGCACGCACGCACGCACGCCGGGGTTGCAACCCCGGCGTTGATTTTTAAGGGGTCTCCTGTGCGAGAAGGATGCCATTAATTTTTCCGACTGACCTCTTATATCGCGCGACTGAAACAAAATCCCCGGATGCACTTTGGGGATTTTGTGTTATAATTTATCTGCTTCCCAAGCCACCAGTTCCACCTCGTATGTCGAAACCGTCCGGCAAATCCTGCGCTGGACGGTTTCGATTTAAACCAGAAAGCCCCGATTATCTTTTTTCAACCATTGCTTAAAAGCCTTGATTTGATATACTAACTAAGCAACAGCGGCGCCGGGGTAAGGACGATATGCACTTACTCCAATTCCTTTTTTATACTATCCGACACAAGTTCTGGGTTTTCTATGCGGGGATATTCATTGTTCGGGATGTGTCCCTCTGGCGCTTAATTGTTCATGACCTGTCAAAGTATCACCCGATAGAATTCTTCAATGGCGCTATTTACTATTATGGCCCTGACCAGACGCGCTACCGGGAGAATTTCCGGCGCGCGTGGTTACATCATTCGCAGCGTAATGACCATCACTGGGAATACTGGGTGGTCAGGTCACCCCACAAATGGTCAGATGGGCCGATGCGGATGCCGCATGCAGCCGTGCGCGAAATGGCGGCTGACATTCTGGGTGCCAGTCGAGCAAAGACCGGCAATTGGGATGCGACGAATTTCCTGTGTTCCATGATGCCGTCTTGGAACATCCACCCTGCCAGCCGTCACGAGTTCCTCGAAATCATGCACGAAGTGGGTATCACAATATGACCGAAACCCAGCAATCACCGCCTAATATTCGGGAAGGGCAATGTATTGCCCGGAAGAAATCCTGCCGGAAGTGCGGCCACCGGTACCCCAAAGAAGAACGTCCATTTTGGTATTGCCCGGAGTGTGGAGAACCACGCCGGTGCACCAATAAGGCCAAGGCCGGATTTGATGTCTGCCATATCCATGGCGCGGCGGCTGGAGCCGCGAATACAAAACCCGTACATGGAAAACTGCTTATTCACAGCAAACTACAGGCGGCTTATAACCGGATTTTTCTTCATCCGGATTTGTGGGATACCTCCGAACAGCAGGCCATCCTGAATGTGCAGTATGAAACTGTGTTGAACAGTATCGGGGAAATCGAGAGCAATGGGCAGGGCGTGGATATTGAAACCATAAGTGCAGTATTGGATAGGCTTGAAGGAATGGCGCGGTCTATCGAGAAGGGGGTCGGTTATAAATTGCTGTCGCCAATCATGGAGATACGCAATCATCTAACACCTGAATATCGAGAACAATCTTTGTGGAGCCGATTAAATCAAGTTGGGGAGCATATCCGGAAGAATGCCGAATCGACCAAGCGCTTTTTGAAAGACAGTGAAATGATGGTGTCGGCTGCCGAACTCATTGAAATGATGGCATGGCTCCAGACCATTGCGTTCCGCTTCATGCCAGACCCGCAGGTTCGCCGGGAGTATGTTCTCACTATACGTGAGGCGCTTCCGACCAAGCGGCAGGTCGAGGCCATAGAAGCCCAATTTACCGAAATAAACCAGTCTGCGGATGAACTAATCGAACCGGACGATTAGTATGGCCCACATACCTGCGGGCGTACCTAAAATTTCAGATAAGCTGGCTTCGATTCTAGATGAGCATTATCTGATGGAACTCGAAGAAAGTAAGTTTGATGATTCTGCGCGCGAGAAGATAGACCTTGCGCGGCACAGTGTCATCGATTTTGTAGAGTATACATTCCCCGGCTACAAAACCGAACTGTTCCACCGGCATGTAGCGTCCGAACTTGACCGGGTGGTCAACGAGACGCTGGAGGGAAAATCAAGCCGGGTGATGCTCTTTGCTCCCCCGCAGCATGGTAAGAGCGAGTTGGTATCGACCCGTTTCCCGCCTTACTGGTTAGCGCGTGTTCCTGACATGCCCGTTGGCATGATTTCGTATGCCGGTAAGCTGGCCCGACGCAATAGCCGGGCTGCCCGTGATGTGCTTACGTCTCCCCAGTATCGGGACGTTTTCCCGCATATGATGCGGAACCCGAACAATTGGCGTCTGGACGAATGGCATGTCCTGAACCATAAGGGTTATGTGCTTCCAGCCGGTGTGGACGGCACGATGACCGGGTACGGTTTCGGGCTGGCGATTGTCGACGACCCCATCGAGAACTGGGCGGCAGCCCAGTCCGACACCATTCGGGAAAGTCTCTGGCAATGGTGGCACGGCACCCTGAAAACACGTCTGTGGGAACACGGGTCTATCGTGTTCATGATGACCCGCTGGCACGAGGCAGACCTTGCGGGGCGACTGCTTGAAACCGAAGGCACTATCGAGGAAGGTGGCCGTTGGCGTGTTCTCTCCTACGCTGCTTTGGCCGAGAAGGAAAACCCGGAACTGGACATCAAGCCAGACCCGTTGGGCCGTGAACCCGGCGAACCGCTTGCACCATCCCGCTATTCTAAATCCTATCTGGAGCAACTGCGCGAAGACGAACCGCGCATTTTTATTGCGGAGTACCAGCAGCGACCGACCGAACCCGAAGGACAGATGTTCAAGACGTCGCGCGTCAATATCACTAGCATACTGCCGGATGATATGGTCAAACTGTCTGAAAATACCGAGGGACAGGACGAACGCGGCAGTTACACCTATTACCAAGAAATCGAACAAATCCTTCCCGGACGGCATATTACCTATGTCCGCTACTGGGATATGGCTGCCACAGCCGAAGATATGTTCGGGAAAGACCCCGCCTATACCGTTGGCACCTTGATGGCCCGCTATGATACTGGCCGCAAGTACCTCAACAAAGAGCCGATTTATCAACTGTATGTGTTAGATGTGGTTCGTCGACGGCTTGCGCCGGAGGGCGTGGCTGATATGGTAACCAGCACAGCGGTAGCGGATGGCGAGTTTGTTAACATTGTTATTGAACAGGAACCCGGTTCTGCCGGCAAAACCGTGATTGTATCCTATCAGAACATGTTAGCCGGATACCATGTTTCTGCCGACCTGCCTTCTGGTAAAAAAGAAGTCCGTGCGAACGCGGTCACGACCCAGTTCAACAACGGCAATATACTGGTATTCAAGGCGTCGTGGAACCGGGTATGGTTGAATGAGTTAGCTTCCTTCCCGCTTGGGAAGTTCAAAGACCAAGCTGATAGCTTTGCTGGGGCTTATAACTGGCTGCTGGCGAATAAAAAGCGCTGGCGTGGCTCCAAGTTCAAGAAACTTGGATAAAACCAATGGTCGCGGTCGTTGGAGCGTGGTAAGAATGCGGTTGTCAATATCCTGTAACAAAGGTATGCTAAAATTGGTGATGTATGGCTAAGAAATCCAATATCAAACCCAATTCAAAAACATCGTCTGGGCGTCGTTCGCCCGAAGCGCCTTATTTGCGGCGCCTATGGACACCATGGATGTCGCCATCTGGTCTGACCGGGGAACAGTGGCGACGCACCGTACGTCAACAGCCTATCGCGGAGATATGCCGTGATGCTTTGATTATGAATTTGGTTAATCTGGAATATGACATTAATGTCATTGACCCGGATGTCGACACCACATCCCGCAAGAAAGATATCCAGTATTACATGGACTTACTGGAGAACGCCGAAGGTGACTTCGACAATTTCATTGACTTGGTCGGGCAGGACTTGCTCGACCTGCCGTTTGGCGGGGCAGTTGAAACTGTCCGGGAGAATGATGACCCGGAAGGTCGTATCATTGAACTCTGGCATATTGATGCCGGCACGCTGTTTCCTACGCTTTACCCAGAAGTTCCTGTCGCGCAACGTCCCCCCGACCGGGTGAACACGATTTATTACCCGTCTCATGCAATTGGACGGCTTCTCATGTCGCCGCGCCCGGAATTGACCGCGAAAGGATGGGGGATGGCGCCCCCTGAAAAGATATATCTTGCCATCCGCATGTTGTACACTAAAGATGAATATAGCGCCAAAATGATGGTAGATACCCCGGAGGCGGGTATCCTCGACCTTGGGGATATGTCCAAAGAATCGGCGGAAGAATGGCTGGACAGTTTCCGGGAGATGTTTACCGGGATAGACCCCTTCAAAGTCCCGGTATTATACGAACACACCACGACTGCTAAATTCATCCCCTTTGGCCGCTCTCCGGCGGATTTGATGGTCGATAAGACCGCACATACCTACGCCCAGATGGTGGCGGCGGGCTATGGATTGCGTCTATCCGACATTGGCCTCGAAGACCAGCAGGGTGAAAAGACCATGGCGGGGGTTATTCGGGGAGAACGGCAGTCCAAGCGTTCGGGCTATGCGACCGTTGAGGCCAAGTTCGAGAACTTTTTCAATCGTCTTCTCAAACCCGAAGGGTTGAAGTTCGTGTGGATTGCGCAGGACAGCGAAGATAACGCCATGCGTTCGCGCGGTATGGCCGTGGCGGTCACTGCCCTGAATAGTGCCATTGAATCCGGGATTATTTCTCGTGAAGAAGGCCGTCAGCAATTGATTGCAGATGGTCACTTTACCATTGGCCTCGACCCGGACGATATGCCAGAACCCCCCGCGCCCACAGGGGGGGGAGGGATACCGGGTGTCGGTAGTGGTTCCGGGGCACAGGCGTCAAATACGGATGAGAGCACCGACCGCGTACCCGCTGCCGAAGGCGGACGGGGGGTTGTTGCGCGTACTATTAATCGGTTTTTCAATCGCCGACAGATAGAACCGGAGCCGGGCATCGTTCCGCCGACCATCGCGGATACAGCGGAAGTCTTCAAGAGTGAGATGAATGAAGCATTGAATTATATAAATAGCCGCATGGAGGCGTCGCAGGTGAAGCGCCTTCTCCGGCCAGCGGTCAAAGCATTACTGCCGACCGTCGCGCGCGTATTTCAACAGATGACCAGCCCGGAAATCCGGAGTTACTGGCTTCCCCAGATGGAAATGGTTACGTTCGGGGGCGCAGAGGATACGGATTTCTCACCAGAAGCACAGGCAATTCTGCGTGCTGATGAGGAAGACTATGAGAAAGCATTGGAGAAACTACTTTCCAAGGAAGACTGGTGGTCAATTGATACGGCCATCAGCCGGGGCGGTATCGCAGCAGTTCTAGCTCGTGCCGTTGAGCGCGGGCTTTATGAAACGGCCATCGAAATGGCGACTATTTTGTACGAGAATGGCATTATTAGTTCTACCGCCTTAATACGGTTGTCGTTTGAACTCACCAATCCGCAGACCCTTGCTAATCTGGACGCCTATGCCGGCGAGTTCATTCGCCGGATTGATGACGGCACCCGGTTTTATATCCGTCGTGCTATTCTGGGGGGTGTCCGGGAAGGCATGGCAAGCGACCGGATTGCCAACCTTATCCGACAGGGTGTAGGTCTGGACGAGTTGCTGGAAGACGAAGGCTTTGTTAATGACGCCGTTGAAGCGGCGCGAGAGAAATTGCGCTCGATTACACCATGGCGGCTGGAGAGCATTGTCAACACGGAGATAAACCGGGCCGAGAATGACGGACGCTTGCTCCAAATCAAGAAACTGGGGCTTGGTCAGAAGGCGTGGCGACATCTCGGAGGTCGGGGCACCACCGAAGCAGGTAATGAACATCCTTGTGTGTATTGTGCTGGCAATGAGGAATTGGGGTTTGTTCCATTGGACTTCATGTACGACACGGTTTTCGGAGAAAAAGAATCTCCGACCCCTCCGGGACACCCCAGAGTGTGCCATTGCACTATTCTCTTTAACAAAAATGAGTTGATAGATTCAATTAAAGGTGATACATTCACCCCATATACAGGGGACTAATCCGACCAAGCGGTGCCGGGGTAGAAGGAAATCATGGACGAAAAAAACGAAGGAACTTTAATCCTCCCAGAAGGCATGAACTATGCCGAAGCCCTCGATTGGCTGTCTGCCAACTTGCCGACCGGTAGTGAACTTGACGATTATGCCCGTTCGCTCCCGCAGAAAGTAGACGATTACCAATTCAGCGGTACTGTGGAAGGCCGCCGCGCTGTATTGGCGGCTTTTATTGCTGCCGCATCTGTCAACCCTGTTTCGGACGAGGGAGAAACACCTGACGTCGACAACCTCACCCCGCCAACCGAGGAAGCAGTGCCCCCGGTTGCTATCCCGCTATCTCCCAAGCCCCAATCAACCGCCAAGCCCTCTGTCGCCGCCCCTACTTCGGCACGTTCTGCTGCGGCAGGTACCCCGGACTACGAGCAATTTGCTCATCTCCAGCGTAACCTTACCGCCGCCAATCCACCCGGTAACCCGGCAACATCCCCAGATGTTAATATCGATAGCTTCTGCGACTATGCCGCACAGCGCTATTTCCGAAAAGGGTTCCGGTTGAGAAACGCCAAACACCTCCGGCGTGTGTTGGTGGGGGAAACCCCCGGCCACGAGATGATTTTCCTGTTCGAGAAATCAGACATTCCTCACAGTGAAATGGCTGTCAAAGTTGCACCCATTCCCACCTCCGCCTCCATCGTGGGACTTAATCCCAATGCGTGGCTTTCAGACATGAGAAATAAAGGCTTCGAGTTGATTCATTTTGATGTGCCTTATAGCGGTGAAGGGCAGATGGGTGAACCGGTGACCTATGGCTTGTGGGTGATGGCACGCTAATGGATGCAGGGCGGTTGGTTTTTTATCTGGGTGCTTCGTTCTTTCTGACGTGGTTGCTCATGACCAGTGGCCCGACCCGACGCCTGTGGGCGCTTCACCCGTTCCTAAGAGAATTGGGAAGCTGTGACTTCTGTTTAGGGGTGTGGGTGTACACGTTCTTTGCGTGGCACTTCGGCCTGAATATCCTGTCCCCTATTTATATTCCCCTCGTGGCCGAACTGGTGACCGGTGCGGTCGCAGCCTTTCTGGCACATCTTGTGCACGTGGGCTGGATGTTCAAATATGGGACAATGGTAGTAGAAGGCGAATAGGAGGTTTGCGGCATGGGGAACGAGGGAAATGAGAATGAAGTAGAACGGTTTCTCGATTTTCTTGACGGAGATGGCGAAATGGCTATCAATACCAAGAATATCGGGTTTTTGATGCGTGCCGTTGAGTCGCGGCAGGCCGCGCGCCATAGGGAATTGATGGAAGTTGTTATGCCAATGAAGGGCGCAATATACGGCGAGGAAAACAAACCCGAAACTGGATTACTATCACGCGTGACAGCGGTTGAGACACTGGCAAGAGCAAACCGCACTGCTATGATGGCGGTGGGGTCTGTGGCCGCAACCCTATCGCTCGAAGCCATTAAGCGCATACTATTCCCATAATGAACACTGGCGACTTTTTTTATATCGGGGGTAACCTGTTGGGGGGGGCGCTATGTTTATACTTTTTTCTCTGGGTTCTCGATTTCCGACCCAATTTGCTTAATCGCCACAAATGCCTGAAATGGGGGGCGACATTTTTATTTATTGCACTTGTCGGAAATGTGTTCTTTGTGCCAGCAACTTCTCGTCTGTTTTGGTATCTCGATTACGGACTTTATATTCTGGCGGTAAATAGCCACACGAGTTACAGCCTGATAGGGTTCGTGGGGATTTTCTTGGGATTTATAGGATTACACAGTGCCTTTTTCAACGAAGCCAGATAGATGCACTATATGGATGTGCGATAAAGCGCCTGTAGTTCAATTGCTGTGGGCGCGCGGTCGTGCTCTAACGTGGTTGTGTGACGAACACTTACACATGCGTTCCAAAGAAGGTGACTTGGAGCCCGTATCTGCTTGGATACTCCCCACAAGTCTGGCTTATCCGAATATTCATGAAAGTTCGTTGATGGCTGTCTGGCGCCGGGGCGAAGATGACCCGTTGCGTCTGGTCGATTATGTGAACGCCGCCCGAACCATTATTCGGCAAGCCCCAGATACGGAACCCCAAGACCCGCTGTTCATTGGTCTTTATTTTGATGAGGCTACAAACAAGCGTCTGACCGCGTTGCAGGACACCATCCTGCAAGATGTTTGGGAAGATATTGAACGAACTCCAAGTGACCGCTTTCATATTACCCTGCTCTATATGCCACATGCGGATATGAACGTAGAGGCTGCGTTGGTTGAGGCATTCCAGAGTATGCAGCCTTCTCTCCCCACCCTTTATATGGATGGCCTGCGCGAATTCAGCACTCCGGATGCTGCGCCCCTCGTGGCTTCGATTGAATCGGAAAGTCGCCTATTGCGCATGCAGGCATTCCTGTATCGCTATGCTGCTGCTGTGAATGGGGGGACATTCAGTCCTTATAGTATTCCCATTAATTACATTCCCCATGTGACGTTGGCTTATAAATCCCCGTTCGAGGGAGGCGGCATCCAGATGAATGCCCGTGTCCAATTGACCGCTGAACGTCTTGTAGTAACGCGCAATGATTATGAGCCAGTGGCGGAAGTAGGGATTAAAGCACCCAGCGTATTGAAATCACTTTTTTCGCTTTCTTGACAGTTTTAGGGCCAAGATATATACTTACTTGTAGTACCACCCTCGCTGGTGGTAACGCCCGGTGCCTCCCTCACCGGGCGTATTATTTAACTCCATAGATAATCCTATAAACTTTATTGACCGTACGCTATTCGGGTGTATGCTTACCGTGTGGCTATTTCCTCAATTACTCGAATTACTCGCCGTATTGTCAAGCGTGGAGGCCCCGGCTCTGGGCACTTCGACCACGAAGGTCGTCCCGGAAAACGTGGGGGGAGTTTGCCGTCTGGAGAAGCCGGTGATATTGGGAGACATCATTCTCCCGCATTGGCTGCGCAACTTCGGGAAGTGGAAATGGCTGCGAGAACTAATGAGGTCGAATCCGCAGTCACCTTTACTCTTGATGGGGAAAAGGTCATGAGTAAACTTGGAACTCCAAGTCAAGTCGATTTTACCGATAAAGAAATAGAAAAAATGGAGGGGGTTATTCTCACGCACAATCATCCCGATGGGCTGCCTTTTAGTGAAGACGATTATGAGTTTTTTGCTGCCCGTAAGTTGCTGGAAATGCGGGCGTCCGCAGAAGACGGAGTCTGGTATATGCGTTGGAAGGATGGGGTGCCGCCTATAAACCCCGACAGCTATCGCAATTTTGTGCTTAGCCGCAACTTCTCGGATGTTTATAAAAGGAATGTGAACGAGATGCATAGAGCGATAGCGGATGGCGATTATCAATATGTGAGCGAAGTCCTTGCCAATGACGTAGTGGTCAACCGTGTTATCGAGGAACTGGGGCGAACATGGGGACGCTATGGCTTTGAGGGAGGGTTTGAACCCTATGAGTAGTGTTTCGCTGATTGACACTTTCCCGGATTATGGTGCACATGTTCCCGATGAAGAAAATGAGGGAAGAAAGAAAGCGCCGATTCGTTCTATCACACGCCGTATCGTCAAACGCGGTGGCCCCGGCTCTGGAAACCACGGCCACAGCGGATTGTCGGGTGTCTGGGGTGGGTCAAGCCCCTCTGCTGGCTCTCCATCCAAGCCACAACCCAAGAACACCCGTGTTGGCATTACCAGCGCACGCCCGGAACGGAAGGGGGAAAGCGACATCTATGCGGATATGGCCGACTTTGCAAAGAATTTGAAATCTATCAAAACGGTTTCAGGGGTGACAGTCGAACCGGGGCAGGGGGGTTGGGAGGGTGGCAGTGAACCTACATGGGTGGTGTCCTATGACGGTAACGGGGAGGCGACTCAACTTTTGGCACGTACTGGACTGCGTTACAATCAGGACGGTGTCCTGATATACAAACCGTGCGAAGGGGGCGATTGCTCCCCAGTTATCGATTGGGTCTTTGAGGGTGAATTGGATGCTACCGACCAAACAATAGTGGAAAGCGCTTTGGTCGACTCTGGGATTGGTGGGTGGACATGGTTTGCAAATAGTGGTAAACTGACTTTGCGTGCACTTTCCGTACCCCAATGGGGTGGGGATGCAGATGCCCACATGCAAAGTGCGTCTAAGATGGATGAGTTCTTTTCAGCCGCACAATTTGAAAATACACGTGTGGAAAATATGGTGTCGGTAACTGTGATGACCCGTGAAGGCGAATTCGCATACGACACCTATTTGGAGGATTAACATGGCTCTGTCAAACGTATTGAAAAAGTTGGCTTGGAAGGCAGTTGCGGCTCGGAGAAACCGCGACCCCAAAAAGGCTCGTAAAGAACACGATGCTTTTGTGGCTTCGCTGCCGGAACTGCCCGCTATTCCCCAAGAAGGGGATGAGACGGTGGCTATGGTGATTTCTAAGAGAAACGACCAGAAACAATAATCTCGATTAGAAGCGCGTCACGCGCATAAACCGGCCATAGGCCGGCGACCCCGGATAACCTCCGGGGTCATTGATTTAATGGTTGATTAGGTCTGGCACGGCGTAACTGAATGTTGTAGGATATAAGCGATATGTCTCCCCCTGTTCTTATTACGAATGATATCGAGGTTGTGCGCGGTGGCCCCGGCTCCGGGCATTTTGGGCATGCAGGACGTCCGGGCAAGAAAGGTGGTAGTGCGCCAAGTGGTAGAGTGGGGGGAGGGTTGCGTGCCCCGGAGGATTTTCAACCCATAGACGGCACCCACATGTCAGAAGCAATCGATGTGCTGGTAGCAGGCGAGAACGATTTCAATAAGTATGTTGACCAGTATGCCGCCTTGGAATACGCGGCTAAACAACAAATTGAACCCACATTAGACCGTGTTGAGGCCGTTTCCGCAGAGGTAGCCAAGTCGTACCAAGCCATGTGGGAAAACGACCAGATGGGATTTGCCACGCTCTTATTGGATAGCGGTGCTTTTGATACACAACTAAAAGCAGACGAAATAGTCGAGTTCCTTGAATGTATACCTAAAAAATTACATCCAATCATCTTCCAGTACATAGCGAACTACACTACATTCGTTGAACTGTATGGCGATGAGCACTGGTCTTGGGACTACTACCAGAATACGAAACTTGGAAAGAGGGTGCTGTCAGGTTGCAACTCTTGGGGGCATCAGGACGCCGGGATGACGAACTAATTCGTGACACGATTCGGGTGAGTAGTAAGGACTATGCTGCCGAGCTAGTTGATACTGCATATTTCCCCGACGAATTAGACATCACGATATTTGCAACTGGAACCCTGAAAGACGCGATTGCTAATGACCTCTCCGAAAATGCCGGAATTTCCTATGCGGAGGCAGACACCATTTTGAGCGATTGGGCTACTACGTCGAATAAGACCGAAGCCTCTCAAAAGTTACAATTAGCGGCCTCCGAATATTTCGGCACAGACCTGTCGGATTGGCAGAAATCGGTTTTCCCTGACCAGCGACCCTACAAAGATTTGTCCGAATCTTTTCCAGTCATCGATGCCGTTTATCAACGTACCCAAGACCGGTTTCGGGAACTTGGCTATTCGCCTGATGACTATGTCACTCTCTATCGGGGTATCAAGGACTTGGATATTCCAATAAGTGGGGTTTATCGTTATCAGGGCAATGTGCTCGAATCATGGTCGGTCAGCCCACGGGAAGCCAAGTTCTTTGGGGACAAGGTTCTAATTGCCGAAATCCCTGTATCGAGCATATGGTCTACATCCCGGACTGGCCCCGGTTCGTTCCGGGAAGGCGAGTTCATTATTATTAACAGTGGAGAGGGCGAGGTTTTTGCAGAGGTGCATTGGGAAAAGTTCAGGGCGAAAAGAAAGAAACGGATTGAGAACAATTCCCACGAAGATGCCGACTGGATAAAGAGTGTCACTGCCCAGCGCGAGGGCGGTGATACGCTCGTTGTGGACGTGCTTGAATCGTCTGACCCCAAATCTCCACATGTCTCACGGGCGAGTTTTAATCAGTTGCTTAACGGAGCAGAATGGGTTTATGATATACACGGCAATGAGGTAGCCCCGGAGGATGGGCCGTTCCGGGTTGTGGAAAAGGAAAGTCATGCAGAATAATGTAGTTGGTTTCCGGATAAACATTTAGTACATGCCAAAAAACTTTTACGACTGGGAAACGCTCGATGCCCAAATCGCACATATCATTGAGAGCGAACCCGGCATTACCATGTCCGCCCTTGCACGCCGTATTAGCGTTAACCGCTCACCTCTAAAAGACCATTTACGTAACGAGTATGATGTAAGCGCCAAAACCTTAAAGTCGTTCCCAGAAAAGTACAAATATAAAATTCAGCAAGTGCAAGTAGTTGAAGATTTCCCCGGCGATGAAGAATCAACCATCGACGACGAACCCCAAGATGAAGAAGAAACCAATACGCGTGTAATCAGTTTTAAGGGTTGGGGCGACCGAATTGCCACCCTTGACGACCTGATAAAAGCCTGTAAGGTTGACCTGAATATTTGGGCCGTAGAGCGGCATATCATCAATAAATGGGAGGTTGGTCGCGCAGAAAAATCGAAGAACATCATTTATACAGCCGATGGGAAAAAGGGTTTTGATAAAGATACGGGCAAGGTATTTGTTGAACCTCTGATACAGGTCAAAGCGTGGCTAGTCCGTAAAGAGCCGGTTGCGGTGCATCCCGTTCTTCATATGCTGGAAGCGGCCACGCTGACCCCAATACCCACCAAACCGGTCAGGGGACGCCCACTTCGCGTGTTGTTTATCCCCGATACCCATGTAGGTTTCGCGCGTAATATTCATGGCACGGGGCGGTTATTGCCAATGCACGACCGGCGCGTTCTGGATATTGCTGTCCAGTACGCTGATATTCACAAGCCGGATATCATCGTTTTTTTGGGCGATTTCATGGATATGGCGGAATGGTCAACGCGCTGGGCGACCGACCCGGAGTTCGTCTGGACGACACAGCCCTCGATTGTCGAGGGGCACTGGTGGTTAACGCAGTTGAGGCACGCGGCTCCAGAAGCGCAGATGTATATTCTGGAAGGCAATCACGACCGCTACAAGCAGGCTATCACGGCCCATTTGAGCGCAGCCTATGAATTGACCGGGATGAATGCAGCCGGCGCTCTAGCAAACCACCCCCTTCTCTCCATGCAGAACATTTTCCAATTGGACGCGCTGGGTGTCCAATTCATCGAGGGTTATGAGCAAGGTGTCGCAGAACTTTGGCTGGCAGATAATTTCCTTGCCACCCATGGACGTCACTCCAGTTCAACGCCGGGTGCCAGTGTTAAAAAAATGTCCGATATATTCCCGTTTACCGTGGTTATGGGGCATATCCACCGGCGCGAAATGGTTAGCCGTAAACAGAAAGTGCGACACGGGTGGGTGATACATACAGCGATATGCCCCGGCACCGCCTGCCATGTTGATGGGCGGCTACCGGGCAGTGACGATTATCAACAATGGCAGCAGGGGCTTTTGGTTTCAACCTTCTCTCCCGACGATTTACAGGTTGAGCCGCAGTTGATGCAGATAGCGATACATGAGGGTCGCGCAATGGTCGATGGGGATTTATATGTAGCGCGTGACTTGGAGCAAGAACTGGATGATATGCTCTCCGATAAGATGGCACAAATAAAAACGCGCCACCAGAGAATGGCAGCGCGTGAGAATCAGGCACACTTGTAACTATTCTTTGCTTGCTAATGCAAAAGACCAAAATCGTCAATCACACTAGCCAGCCCGTCAAGGTCTTCTCCCAACATATCTAACCCAACTGCCATTAAATCAGATTCAATCCTCCGATTCTCTGGGTCAGGCATGAATTCAGGGTTGCCCCAGTCGCAGGATTCACACCCGTCACCAAATAAAAACCTTTCACGGTCAGTCTTGCTCATATCCTGCTGGACGTACTCCACGTTCCAAGGCTCACCACATTGCTGACAGTAAAGTTCTAACATATCGACCTCCAGTCTTTGTTGATATTTACCAGTCACTATAATCAGTTAAAGAAAACACCATGCTTGCTGATGTTCAGAAGAAATATCGGGTTGAAGTGTTTTCCGTGAAAGCCGATATGAACTCCCTTGTGGTAACAACTTGCCCCCAAAACAAGGGTGTAACCTAGCAGCTTAATTTTTCTGTCCTTCATCTTGACCTCCATGTCCACGGTTTAGTGGTATTTACTCGCCGGAACAAAAGCGCCCCGTCTGGTAGCACCGTAGGGGACTAGGTTATGAAACTCAAAATGGTATTTCTCCGCATCAGTAAAAATCATCCACTCATCTTTCTTACGGGTAAAAACACCATTTGACTTCATCCCCATACCTCTGAAAATGTAATAGTAGTTTTCCTCCATCTCGACCTCCAGTCTTTGTTTGTCCGACATCCCTATTATACCATGAATTGCAATAACGTCAAACGATTCACATACCACTTTCTATGGTGGTTTAAATGAGCCCGGCCCGTTGGATTGCGGGCCGGGTGGCGCTCTCATGAGGGCATCGACAGCCTACTGCCGGGATTGTAGCCCTCGAATATCTGTATTTTACCAAAAAATCCCGAAACTCAATTGTATAACATGGTTATTTTTTAGTGCCCTTTTTCCTGTCTCCCCATTATTATGGCAGCATGGACACTGGGAAAACTTTAAATCCTGTGAGCCGCCGTGGAAACCGAATGTCTGGCAACTGGGGTCATCAGGGTCTAAAGGGTGTCTGGGGTGGTTCTTCCGGGAAAGGGCTCAAAGACCTGACGGTCACCGAGATGCGAAATCTTGGGGTGACCATGAGCCGATTGTCCATGGCACTTTACGATAATTCGGTACGTCAGGGCACCACGAATGTCCTGCAAGTCAAACTCTTGCAGGCCGAACGTAGTGTCCTAGACCGCCAATACAAACGAACACATGCCACCGCGCAACGATACCTACGCCTAATCGATGACGAAATGAGTCGTATCCGGCGCGAGGTGGATGCAATTGATAAAAAATTGGCTGGTCTGGTCGTAGGGTCGCAGGACTACCACGACCTCAAAGACGCTCGAAAGGATTTGCAGGGACAGGGATTAAACCTTTCCTTGCTGAAAGCACCGCTTACAAAAGGACTTGTAATCAACAGTATGAGCACACCACGCGATACCTATATGGAAAGAGCCCGGCAGTTTGCGAAATCCGGGAGTGCTACAACCGTCCAAGACCTGATTTATCGCGCGGATGCGCTTGCGCCGGTTACAGTCGAGGAACTGGCCGAATTGCAGGGCTTGCTGAATGCACCTGCGCCGGTCGAACCGCTCGAACGGGTTTATGAGGAACGGCGCTATTTTTCCGAGGATGAACGGACTGCGTTAGCAAAGAGTGGGAACGCTCTCCCGGACGGCTCATTCCCCATCGTCAACCTTAACGACTTGAAGAATGCAATTCAAGCGTATGGCCGGGCCAGCAACAAAGAGCAGGCTAAAGCACACATTACCAAACGCGCCGAAGAATTGGGCGCCACGGATGAACTACCGGAGAGTTGGAGCGTGGAACGTTCCGAACCCCTCCCGGACTGGTACGTTAATAACTATTGGGAGCGTCAGGCCGCCACCATTGCAGACCGCGAATTGATGGGCGCCTACCATCCAGATAACCCGATACAGCGCACGGATGATTTTTCATCGATTGCGTGGGCTGAACTTCCCCCGGTCGAACGCACACTTGGTGCGGCTGTGCGTCGCCGGGAAATCCGTCGCAACTACGAACAGGCTGCTGACAACATGAAGTTGTCCGGCTGGGAAGCCAAGCCTATCGTGCCGGGGCGCGCGGAGTTGCAATTTACTGGACGCGATGTAAATGGCGTATTTCGGCAGGCCATTCTTATCCGGCCTGTAGATGGAACGATTTTCAAAGCGCTGGAAGTGTCCACCCCGCATGTACGTCCCCCACAGGGGAGTGCTCGTTACCATGGCTAAATCAACGACCAAGACCAAAGGGACGACTAACGGGATGCAGGCCGCTGTTGAACTGGATACCGAAAGCGGGGGTGGTGTCAGTGGTATGGATGCGGCCCAAGAGGAAATGCAACGCACCAAGGCGCAGGCTGGTTTCATCGAGGGCGGCGGACAGGATGATGTCCGCTGCGGAAACTGCCTATATTTTCAAGGCGGCACCTGTGAAATCGTAGAGGGTGCCATTGGGCCCGATGACGTTTGCCAGTTTTTTGCGGTTGTGGAGAACCGAGGAAATATGACCGTAGAAGAAATGCCAATACGAGCCGTACAGAAGACCATGTACATCACGCGCGTATCGGAAAACAGAAAATCCGGCAAACGCACATGGTTTGCGACCGCCTCCGGGGTGAAGGAAGATGCCTACGGGGAGCGGATGTCGGTTGACCTCTACCACGACTTCGTTGACCGGATGGAAAAACGCGAACCGGTCGCAGCCCCATTCGGAAGCGATTTTTGGAATGGAGGTATGCCCTACCTTTCCATTGCACATCACCTTGACCTCAATGGAGCTGGCGTTGTCGGCGAGGCTGACGACATGTGGGTTGAGGGAGATGTCTTCAAGGCCAAGGGTACATTCGCGGACACCGAACTTGCGGATGCGGTCTTCCGTGCCATCCAAGAGGACAAGGCGAAAAACGTTCCGGACGAACAGCAGGTGCGTATCTCCATTGCCTTTTTGGACTATGGACACAGCCATGAGGGGTTTGGAACATTCAGTCGGAAATCGATGTCCGACACATGCCAATTTTGCAGCACCGGCGTGAAAGATAAGGTTTATCGCAGCGGCATTCTTATTCATTTGGCTGTGACGCGCATTCCGGCGTATACAGATACCGCAATCGATGTTGTGGAGCGTGCTATGAGTACAACTGACAAATCAAACTCGCGTTTCAATGACGCGGCCAGTATCGTTGGCCCGGAAAAGGCTGCTGAACTGGAAGAACTATCTGCCGAACTGGTTGGCCGCTCCGGAAAGAATGTGGACGCCAATGCGGTAGTTATCAAGTCGGAGGACGACATGAAGAAAGACGATAAAGAAGCCGAAGTCGAGGACGTCGAGGAAGAAGACGTAGTCGAAGATAAAAAGGAAGACGAGGAAGAAGATACGGCAGAATATAAGTCTGCCCCATGGGGGGGTGCTACGTCTCTGGATGAAGCGGATGCCTTTTTCGATAAACAGCCTGCCAAGCAGCGCGCACTGGTAACCACCGAAGATGTGGTAGCCGGGGTCATTGGCAATCTCGTGGGTGCGAACGCGGGGCAGCGTGAGGCCATCGGAAAGGTCATCTTTGACTATGCCGAGCGCTTCGACAATCACGCGGTGGCTACGTTGGATGCCGTCCGGGATGAATTGGCCCAGATGCGTTCCCAGAACGCCCCGGCTGATGGTTCCTCAATCCATCCGGTTTTGGGTGAAGTCGAGGCCGAGGTCAATAAAGCCTTCGATGAAGCGGCTGCCTCTGAATTGTCTCTGGAGGAAAAGTTCGCTATCGTTCAGGTGCCAATCAATCGTATGGCCGAGGTCATCCGGGCGGCTATGGAAGGGGAAGCGTCTGGTGACGACATTGAGGCTATTGTGTCGCGCCGGGTAGCAGAAGCCACGGCTGGCATCCAACGGCAATTGGAAGAATTAACGCAACTGACCCGGTCGCAGATTCAGTCCGGTAGCGTGAACGCCCAGCAAGGTGGGGCGGTGCGCCGGTCTGTTTTTGGGAATAACTCGTTTACTGCCGGCGCACAGCGTGCAGCGCAACCCGTTGTACAGCGTGTCGAGGACAATGCGGAGGGTGCTCCAAAAAGCACAACCCCGAAACTGCGAAACATCATCAATCGCACTACCCATATGTAATCACTTCGTTGTGGGTGCCTGCCTTTTGGGTGCAGGCACGTGAAGCAACGTTGAAATCAACCAACGCAAGAGGTTACTATGCAACCCGTACAACTTTCAAACGGCGAAACCATGCTGCCGCTGGGCGGAGATACTGGTCTTATCGCCCGCCAGAATGACCCTGTGATTTCCCCGCAGCCGTATTCCAGCCCGGCTGACTTCGCGGCCCAATATCCGACCCCGTTGGATACGACCGAAATTATCGCCATGTGCGAAGAAGTCACCCTGCTGCAAGCGCTGCCAGAGGACGAAACCGCTCTCAAAGAGCACACGTGGCGTGAACTGAACTCGCTGGCCTTCACCAGCGGCTCGGCCTATATCTCCTTCGCAGACGGCGTCTGCCCGGAGGAATACACCCACGACGGCTCGAACACCACCGTGACTTTGAAGAACGTCGGTGCCAAGAAATCGCTGACCTACAGTGATATCAAGCACTCGATGGCGGTCGCGGCTGCCAACTGGAACGGTATCAACCAACTGGTAGGCGGCGTCCCGTGGGGCGAAGGCGTGCCCGGCGGTTCCGACATGGCCTCGTTTCAGGTCGAAACCGTCCGCGATGTGAAGGAAAAGGAAGCGCGTCTGGCTATGACGCTCGTCCTCAATGGCTGGGATAACCTGCTGGTGAACGGCGATTCGAGCAGCAATTCGCTGGAATTCGACGGTATTGTGACCACCGTAACCTCCGAGAATGGTGCTCACACAAACTCCAGCGGTGCCTCCGGCGCTTTCTCCGGTCAGTCCTATGACCAGTTCCTTGCGGAAGGGTGCGCCAAACCGACCACGCTGGTCGGTCACCCGCAGGCCATTCAGGAAGTGATGTCCGCGTATTTCGCGCTGGGCTTCAACGGCTCCCAAGTCGTGAACTTCTCGAATGGTTCCCGCATTACCCCCGGATACAACTTCGATGGCTACGTCAATACGGGCGTGGGCCGTCTGGAAGTCATTGCGGATGCGAATTTTCCGCGTGTGGCTTCCGGTGCGACCACGTTCCAATCGACCGTCTACAGCCTGCGCAAGACGCACAACGGCACGCCGCTGGTGTACAAGCTGCACCAGTTCCCCCTGTCGTTCCGCGACCTGATGCCCGGTTGTACCGCCGTCCAGTTCGAGGTCTGGGCAAAAACCGCTCTGATTATCAAGCACGTGTGTGCGCATGGCGCTTACACGAGCCTGTTCACTGGCGGAATCGTGACGACCTGCCCGGTTATCGGCTAAGTCGTACCCGTAGAATCAAACAGCCCCGGCATTGCCGGGGCTGTTTTGTTTTGAACAGACTTGTTAATCTGTGTCAAGCAGCCAACTGCTACGGTCACCTTCTTCGAGCACATTCTCAAACATTAAAAGTCCGTACACCAAACCGTTTCGGTAGTGTTCCAATTGGGATGCGTCTGCCCATCGTTCCTTCCCGATGGCTTCGTCCTGCCGTTTTTTTGTGCGCTTGTATTCAATTAACTGCGAGTGATAGGCTGCTACCAGCTTTTCTTTGTTGGCCGCCAATTCTTCTTTGGCGTCGGCCAATCCTTCTTTGGCGTCGGCCAAATCGTTCAAGCATTGTAATTCGCTGTCTTTGTCCATGAGTTTATCCTATCCTTTTTTCGTGGTGTCAGGTGACCGTCCGCAGGACGTGCACCATGTTTTGGGTTCTGCCATATACTGGGCGGCTACTTTCCGGGTGTCGAAGTGCATCACTTCCGAGTGCTCATTGCAGATGAGCGCGTATTTCCCTGATTCTGTATCCAGTCCGCCTTCCTCGGCTTTTACCATTACAATGGTTGTGCCGGTTTGGCGATTCTTGCGATGCGTGCAGTAGCCTTCCCAATGGTTTATTCTCATCAGCGATACCCCGGTAAATCCTGATAATACTGGTCACGGAGCCAGTCCTGTTCGTCTTTGTGGTAATAAGCATCTTCGGCCTCTTTTTCCCGCTGGGCGAGAAATTCATCGTAGGCCACTTCCGTCTCGTAGTCTTCCTCACGCATGCGTTCGGTGCATGTTTTGCATACCAGTGCGTCACCTTCACGCGGGCCTTCGCATTCAATGCACTTCTTGCTCCGGTTCATCAGGTCGCCGAACCGGGTGGGGGTGAAGTGAATGTCACGCTCGATGCGCAGCCCGTCGAGCGTGTGTATGGTGCCGTTTTCCAAATCCAGCAGGTCGACGGAAATACGGACATCCTGTAGCTCTGCCATCGAGAAGTACCCCCATTCCGGGAAGTATGTTCCATCGACATAGCCGAAGAAAATGTTACTGCCGTCGAACTCGACCGCATACCATGTCTCACCGCCGGCAGGATTGAAGAACTTGGCCTGTACGATTTTCTCGTCGGCTGGGGTGCCATCCGTTGCGTACAACGGGGGCAGGTCTTTCAGGTTTTGCTTGGTCAGGAATTTTTGAGCCATGTTTGTTCCTCCTATTATTGGAACCCTCCAAATTTTCGAGATTTTTCAATGGCAATTAAGGCGTTGCTACAATTCTGTGCCTTCAAACACGGAAGCGTAAACATTCTCCCTGTTGAGGCGTTCCAACTGTTCGGGGTCAAATCGGCGGCAGCACCATTCAGCAACGCCCTTTTCTGGGCCCGGTCGAAAGGTCGAGATTTGCGCCACGTATCCCATACGGCGATAGCGCAGGGGGTAGACTTCCGTCACCCTCAATTGATGTCCTCCCGGATAGGTCAAAGCCCCGTTTATCCGTTCGTTCGCCCCTTTAATGGCCTCTAATTTTTGTTTGCGTCTCATTAGCTACCCTCCAGTTTCGTTTGTCCGACATCTTTATTATACCATGAATTGCAATATGTCAAGCAGATTGCCCCCCTACTTTCTATGATGAAAAGAAATAGTATATTGCAGTATATCCATAGTAGTTTTTTTCTTTTTACAAAAATCCCACAACTATTGGGTTTATTGTTATAATAAAAACGTGATTGAACTGGAACAGGCAACCAGTCGCCTGAAACGGGGAACATGGGGAGAATTCCCCGGCGGAGTGCGCATTATGTGCCCTTACGGGCACTCCAGTAGCTTGCTAGACCACGCTATCTATGATGACGGGACAGTGCATCCTTTTGTCGAATGTTCAAAATGCGCGTGGCGCGGCGACGTGAAACTCTTGAACTGGCAGCCCCAACCTCTTTTTACCCAATAACCTTGGACAACCTTATTTCCGAACAATACCAAATCCCGGAAGACGCCATCCAGAATGATGATGGTTTTTTTGTGCTTTCTGGAACTACGGCAATCGTTTATAATGCCGATGGGTGGGTCGCCATGCGGTATCATTATCAAAACCGCCTTATGGTTTCCTGCGGCCCTAACACCTATGTTTTCGCCATGCAAGCTAACATTAGTTTTGCGTGGGTTCGTCCAGAAGATGTTCCCTGCTGTCAGGCGGTTACTGGCGGCTGTTGCGGACAGCGAAGACCGAACATCATAAGATATGCCAATGAGTCCGATGCCCGGCGCTGGACGAACCGGGGTGGACGCTAAAGAAAGGAAGATGAATGGACGCATTTCGGATTGAATTTCTCAACTATTTGGAGGCCGAACCCGGCACGCTCCAATACGACTTGGAGGCTCTTGAAACTGCGCCTCCCCCCTTTTCCACGCTGGATGATGTCGTTATTCTCCGGGTGGGACAGACCCAGATGGGTGTCATCCTGACGGGTGACCAGCAGTGGGTGTTGGTTGTCAGCAATGAACTCCCCGCGCCTTACTGGGCGGAACTGACCGACGAACTGATTGCGCAGTTTAACATCCATATGTCTGCGTTATTCCATTTACCTGCGCTGCCACCCACGGGCGAGATGGATGCTGGCCTCATTGAAGGCAGCGTCGACCCGTCCGATTTACCTGCCGAGGCAGTCGGGGTACCCCCGGTTGATGAAGCAAAACCGGATACTTCACCACGTGTCGAGACAGCCGTCGAAGACGAGTCTCCAGAGCCCAATCGTGGCCTTCTCGGCAGATTTTTCCCGTCTGCGAACGGCCAGACACCTGACGATGTTTCTCCTGATGAAGATGAGGCCGGCGCGGAAGGGGAAACTGAACAAGTTCCTTTGGCAGACTTACAGAACCTCGAAGAACAGCCAGACCAGCCACCGATGTCCGTGCGTGTTGCGCGTGCGACGAATGGGCACGGCGAATAGCCTCTGAAAACATCGCGGTTATTGGTATCCGGGGAAGGTTAGGAAGTGAATTAGTCCGACAGGGTTGTACCCCGTTGGACGTTGACATCACTGACGTTTTTAATCTTGAAGAATTCTTTAAGGGTAAAGAGTTTCGCGCAGTAATCAACTGCGCAGCCTATACCCAAGTCGATGAAGCTGAAACCGAGCAGGGCCAGCGGGACGCGTTCCTTATCAACATGCGCGGGCCGCTGGCCCTGCGACGTTCTTTCCCCGGTTATGTTGTGCATATCTCCACCGGTTTTGTTTTTGCCGGGGATAGACCGATGCCTTATACGGAAGATGACGACCCCAATCCATTAAGCCTATACGCGAGTTCAAAGTGGGGCGGTGAAATCGCGGTGGCTACGGTTGAGCCCTATCTCATCGTGCGCACCCTCGACCTGTTCGGTGAGAACACCCCCACTGATTATGTTAAGGGAGTTCTGGCGCAACTGGAGAGGGGTGAAACCGTTGAACGTCCTTACACCCTTCACGGCAACCCGACCTATATTCCGTCTCTGGCACGTGGTATTTTGCAAGCCGTTACCCTCAATGTCACTGGCAGATTAAATCTTGTCGGTTCTACCGTTATCAATCGGTTTGACTTTGCCCATATGATTGCCAAAACATGGGGATATGATGTACAATCTGTGCAACCTACCGAAGAAATACGGGGCGCGGCGCCCCGACCGAAGATGGCTACCCTGAATGTCGAGAAGGCCCAATCCTTGGGCATTGAAACCCTCGAAGTACAGGACGGCCTCAATCGAATGAAAGAAGCACTCGCCGCCAATGAGTAAATCACCAATCTTTTCCCTGATATTCTTACATTACGATAAACCCTCACTGCTCCGCAGCCAGCTTGCGCAATATGCTGACCGCCTTGCCCATCATGAACATGTCGAAGCGATATGGGTGGACAACGGCAGCACAGACCCTACTGTTGGGCAAACTCTCACGGCTGCTTCTGCCCGGCATGGCGAAAGATTCAAGGCTGTTAACATTTCCCCCAACATAGGGTTTGGGCGCGGGATGAACCGGGGTGCCGAATATGCCACCGGTGACGTCCTGATTTTCATTTCGTCAGATGTGATGTTCGAGGACTTCATCACGACCCATGCGGAAGTAATTGAACGCCTATGCACCATGGAGGGCGCTCTTGTGGGGCAGACCCTCTACACGGAATCGACCGGGTGGAATAAATTCGGGAATATTATCATCCCCTATGTGGCCGGCCACTGGCTGGCTGTCGCACGCAGGAATTTCATGAAATTCGATGAGCGATATTACCCTTATGATTATGAAGATGTAGACCTGTCTTGGGCACATATCGAGGGCGGCTTCAATCAAGTGCATAAGTTGGTTGAAATCACTGATTTGCCTATCAGGCATCTCGGAGGCGCTACTATCGGCCAACTAAATCCGATGCGGCACGAACATACCGTAGAAATGCGGAAGGTGTTTGCGAAGAAATGGGGACTTTTCAACTTCCCGGAACGCCCATGACCATCCGAATCGCGTTCACATCTATCTTTTATCCCCTGTTCATGGGACGCTACATGCTGGAAGCGCTGCGTCGGCGTGATGACGTCGAAGTTTGGGCTGCTGGCCCCTGTACATCTAATTGGATACCGTGGGCCGGGGGGATGTATCTTCCAGAAGAATATGCCTGCATCCCCGATTTGGACACGGGTGCAGGTTCTCCATATCATGTGAACTATGCCGAATTGGAGGAACAATGTCCATGGGAACCCGACCTGTGGATTGAAGTAAACGCCGGGTTGTTTCCCACTGGGCATCCCCGAACCCGTTATGCGGTCATCGGCACTGACCCCCATGTTCTGGGTGCCCATTATGCACCCATTCGCTCTGTTGTGCGTTCAGTCGGCGGCAAGTTTTTCAACATGCAGACCCCCTATATGGAGCCAGATGACATCTGGCTCCCCTATGCCTATTCCCCGGAATGGCATACCCCCACACAAATCCCGTGGGCAAATCGGGTATATGATGCCTCCCTAATTGGCCTCCAGTATGTCAACCGTATCGCCCTATTTGAAACGATGAAATCACAAGGGCTGAAAACTTTCAATGAACTGGGATTGGTTTTTAACGAAGCCCGGAATATCTATCACAACACCCGTGTGGGTGTGAACTGGTCGAGTTTGCAGGACACGACCGCACGAGTGTTCGAGTTGATGGCTTTTGGGATTGTGCCATTACTAAACCGCGTTCCCGACCTTTCCAATATTTTTGTAGAGGGGCAGCATTATCTGGGGTTCACATCGCACACCGAGGCCATCGAAAAAATGCACTGGATTATAGAAAATCCGGAGGAAGCCAACCGGATTGTATCTAATGCCCTCGAAGCCGTGGCACCCCATACATGGGACGCGCGCATGCAGACCGTCTTAGAAAACATGGGGGTAATTCCATGAACATCCCCCAGCGAGTGAACGCCTTGAAGCATCGTGGCGACCCTAAGAGCGCGATATTGGAGAGCGGCCACACCGTCACCAAAGAGGAATATCTTTATTTCACCGCACCCTCGGACGGGACGAACCCGGAAACCAAACAGGCCGTCCCAGCCATGGATTATCATGACGCTCATTTCCTCTACGTCAACCCACTATATGAATTGAACGGCCCGGCTGGCTATGGTCAGGTGCCTTTTATGTGCACCTGCGGCGCGATGGCGAATGTTATCAGCGCGGGAGAGGCGTTTCGGCTTGGACTTCCACCGCCGCCCAATAATGCGAAGAAGATGGTCGTCTGTGAATTCCACACCAATGAGGTAGTTCTGTATGGCGTCTTGCAGGCCCGTCACCAGACTTCGTATGTGAACAAACGATGAAACCCAAGGTCGTGGTACTGGCCCGAACCCGGAATAGCGAAAAATATATCGGCAATTTTGTGGTGCAATATTTTCGTGGGGGGGCAGCCAATATCCTGATTGCCGATGGCGGCAGTGAGGATAGCACCATAGCCATGCTCGAATCGTACGAGCAGGAAAGCAAGGGCGTTCTCCAAGTACGCGATTATGAAATTCGTGAAGAAGTTAATGGGGTTTGGGTCAATCCCCAGTGGTCACACCTCAACTTTCTAATAGACTGGGCAGAACAGGAAACTGACGCGGACTGGTTTGTTTTTGATGACATTGATTGTTGGCCCAATTACGAACTTAGGGATGGCATGCTTGGCTTCTTTGAAGTTGCAGAGGCACAGGGAAAGACGGCAGTGTTCGCATACCGACTGCATATTTTCAAAGGCGAACACTACTTCCCAGATATGAATATTCCCGGCCAATCGTTATGGGCATGGCATCGCAAGGCGGCCATTCGCTCGGCTACAGCAGAATCGTTGGAAGCGCCACGCCTGTACAATATTCCAGAAAAAGAAGACCGTTTGTATCTGCACCACCCATATGTTTTGTTACATAATACATGGCCCAACGACACCGAAGTTGCCCGGAAGATGCACCATTATCGACAGGTTAGAGGCGTGAAGCATATGCCTCATCCACTGCAATCCGGTGGGAAACTCGCATCCTTGCCACCATACGCACTTATAGACAGACCGCTGCCCGATTATCAAATCCCCGAAACAGAGGTTGCGGAATGAATAAGGTGTTTACAGACAGTTTCTTTTCCCATCTAGCAGAATTAGAAAGCGACATCTATTCCCAGCCCGCAGATGACGGACACATTGCTTGGGCCAAACTGGCAATCGATTGGGCTAATGAGATGGAGCCATTGGAAGGAAAAGCGGTTCTGGACATTGGTTGTGGTCAGGGGTTTGCCAGAGAACTGTTCGCAGAGTACCGGGCGGCTTCATGGGCGGGTATCACACGCGGTGAAGATGTCCCGATTTGTAAAGAGAAAGGTCTGCGTATCTTTGATACGGATATGACCCTATCCGGGATAGAGGTCGACCCAGAGCGCGGGGGCGATTGGAACTTCCTGTTTGCACGCCACGTGCTGGAGCATTCCCTTTTTCCGCTGCTGACCCTGATGGAATGGCACCGGATTGCCTATAAAGACGCCTCCCTGCTGCTTGTAGCCCCGGCACCGGAGTTTTGGGGCTATGGCGGCCTCAATCATTATAGTGTGATGAACCATGACCAGATTTCGTCCAATCTGGTGCGTTCAGGTTGGCGTCCTATTGCACAACACACATTTACCATGGGGCACTCCGAATTTATTAAGCATAATCCAGACGCAGTCATCGAACATCACAGACCTGTAGAACTCTGGTACTACTGCAAACGAATTCCACGAGGTGAGAGTGACTAGACGCTTTGTAGTCGTCACTATTCCGGGTGGACGCCCAGATATCCCGTCGCAGATTTTCAATCTGCGGAACTTTGTCCAATTCTGCAACCGGGATTCAAGCCAGCGCCCTATGAGCGAGTTGGTGGATAGCCTGTGGAGCATTCTGGACAATAATGAACGGGCGCGGGTTGGGATGAACGCGCCTTATAATGAACGATTTGAGGAATTGTTTCGTGAATTTGATATCGTGCCTCTGTTCTGGATACGTGACCCCAGAGATTGCATTCTGGCATATCAGGCACGGGATTTTGGCCCGGAAATCGCACCTGTTGCCGATGGTCAGGGTGGGTTCGCGGATATGTTGATGGGACATTGTCAGTGGTACCATGCGGCACGACCTGTATCACTCGAAGGGTTTCTGGATAGGCCCCTCTGGTGGTGTAGGAAAGTGATAGGGATGTACCCCGAAGTATTTAAGTTTGATGATTCATCCAAAATGGTAAGACGCGCACCGATTTATTCCCCAGATGCGGGGGAACGATTGGGGAATGACTTGCCGAATCGGGTGAAACAAATCGAGGCCACTCCAGCAATTATCGAAATACGACGACTCTTGGGATATACAGCATGACCGATATTAAACAGGTTGTCATTTTGGCCGGGGGCAAAGGAACGCGTTTACACGAAACGACCGGGGATATTATCCCCAAGCCGCTGGTCGAAATTGGCGGATTACCAATCCTCTACCATATCCTGTCGATTTACGGCGGACAGGGTGTTAGCAGAGCCTTTATTGCGACCGGCCATAAAGGTGACCTTATTGCTAGTTGGGTGGATGCTCACAGAAAACTGTTGCTGGATGCGGGCATTATGGAGTGTGTCTGCGTCGATACCGGCGAGGACAGCGGAACAGGTGGTCGCATCCGTCGAGTTGCTCAATGGTTGTATAGAACGCCCTTCCACTTGACGTATGGCGACGGGTTAGGGAATGTCGACCTTGGGCGCATTGAAACCATACACGGCTTGGACAAAAAGAACCTGATGACCATAACAGCCGCAAAGCCCCCTGCACGTTTTGGGGCTATTCAATTTGATGATTTCAAGGTCGTTGAGTTCGGGGAAAAGACCCAGTCCGATACGTTCATTGCCGGTGGCTATATGGTCGTCGAACGAAGAATCACCAACCATATAGCCAATGATGACGTCAGTCTGGAGTACGATGTTATGCCTGTTCTGGCGCGTCATGGGCTTATGGGCGGGTATCGACATACAGGTTATTGGCAGATGATGGACACACCCCGTGACCATGCCAAGCTGGAACAGGATTATCAAACTCAAACCCCACCCCCGTGGATGGCTAAAAAATGACCTCTGATGTAGTGTTTAACGGTTTGCGCAATAAGCGTGTATTGGTTACAGGCGGATACGGTTTTTTGGGCAACCACCTATGTGATGCGCTGTATGAGGCCGGGGCAGACCTCTATGTCATGCGTTACAACGCTGACCCCTCCCGACCACCTAAACTGACTTATCTGTCAGGTTGGTGGAAACGCGCCCGCACTATTGATGGCGACCTGCGGGATTATCAAGATGCAGAACGCGCCATTGCCATTGCCGAACCGGAATATGTGTTTCATCTGGCGGCCATGTCACAGGTCACCGAATGTACTAACATTCCGGCCCAAGCCTATGCGGTTACCGTGATGGGCACCGTTCATCTGCTGGATGCACTCCGGCGGTTTCGACCTAACACCCCGGTGGTAATTTCCTCGTCCGACAAGGCTGTTGGCTTCCATGAGCAGCCTATCAGTTCGCGGACACCGTACAGGGCGATACATCCCTATGAGGCGAGTAAGGCCGCGCAGGAAATTGTAGCCAAGTCATATGCGATTCAATGGGACATGCCTATCGGTATTATTCGCGCCGCTAATCTATTTGGAGGTGGTGACCTCAATTTCAAGCGTATCATCCCCACCGTTTTCCGGGCGATATTAGACAAGGAACCGGTTATATTCCGCACTGATGGCGAACAGGTGCGGGAGTATATCTATGCCGGCAGCGCAATCGTGCCATTCGCACGCATGGCGCGATTGCTTGAAATGGGTAAAATCGCCCCCGGTCAGGTGGTAACCTTGGGCGGCTATGAGGCCACGGCCAATGAAGTCTATGAGTTGGCCTCCAGAGCCATGTTGGGTGGGGAAGTCTACCCGCCGGTGGTCAGATTGGGGGGTAACGCTGGCGAGAATCCCATGCTCCGTATCGACAATAAGGAAGCAGAGCGGCTTTTAGGTTGGGAATATAACCGCTTACATATAACATCGCACCTGAAAATAACTGCTGATTGGTATAGAAAATTCTGGCATCCGGGGGGCAGCTATGTCTAAGAGCAGTTATATTGACGGAGTTGAAATCATCGAACTTAAAGAATTCGTGGATAGGCGCGGTCGTGTTCAGCATGGTTACAATCTTTTTAATCCAGCCTTTGACTTTCTGCCACCCACAGTAGGCGAAGTTTACTTCTCCAGTGTTAATCCCGGTGTCGTGAAAGCGTGGCATTTGCATAAAGAAATGTGGTTGCGCTACGTAGTCGTCTCTGGAACAATAACCTTGGGACTTTTTGATGACCGGGAAGGTAGCCCAACTCGCGGCCATCCCATGAAAGTCCAGATGGCGGAAAACGGGACACATTATAAAATGGTCATCATTCCACCCGGTGTCTGGAACGGATTTCGCGCAACCGAGCATGCAACGCGACCGGCAAAAATATGCAACATTTCCTCTATGCCACATGACCCGGACGAAATTGTACGTAAGCCCCCGGATGCCGTCCCGTGGGGATTATCATGGGGTGATTATGACCGGGAGGTTTCCGGCTGATGGAACCCAAGAGCTACAAATATCTGAATCTTGCAGTCGGGTATGCTACGAAATTTGTGGCGAGTGAACAAAGCGCGCGGCCTGAATTTGTGCCGGGCCAGACCTATATCCCCCCAAGCGGGAAAGTGGTCGGCACCCCAGAGGTAACGAATGCCATCAGGGCAGCGCTGGAGATGAACTTCACCGAGGGGCACTGGACGGATGAGTTCGAGGAAGCGATTGCCGGGTATGTACGCGTGCGCTACGCGAGTTTATGTAATAGCGGTTCCAGCGCTAACCTTCTGGCACTGGCAGCCGTGACTGACCCATCTGTTCGGAAAAAAGATTATCCCGAACGGCCATACATTATTACAGCGGCAGCCGGATTTCCCACCACCGTGAACCCCATATTGCAACTGGGGTTCACGCCGTGGTTTGTGGACGTGCCTCTCGAATTTGGGAAGTATGTTCCGGGTATCGATGAAATCCGGGAGGCGATTGACCATCTGGGGCCGAAAAATGTGGTGGGCATCATGCTGGCGCACACCTTGGGTCAATTACTACCTATCAAGGGTATCCTTGACCTTTGCGAAGAACACAACCTGTTCTTTGTGGAGGACGCCTGCGATGCACTGGGGTCTGAATATTTCCTGAACGGTTCTCCGCGCCGTACCGGCAGTTTTGGCGATGTCGCTACACTGTCGATGTATCCGGCCCACCATATTACGGGCGGGGAAGGTGGAGTGGTATTTACCAATCGGCCTCGACTGCACAAAATCATAGAATCGTTTCGGGATTGGGGCCGGGATTGTTGGTGTGTGCCCGGCGCAGAAAACACCTGCGGAAAGCGGTTCGATTTCCAATTGGGCGACTTGCCACAGGGGTACGACCACAAATATATTTACAGTCGCTTGGGCTATAATATGAAATCAACGGACTTTCAGGCTGCGATTGCTTTGGCACAAATAAAAAGATTGCCCGGATTTGTCAACGCACGTCGTGAAAATAAGAATGCCCTGCATGCAGGAATTTTCAAGCATTCAGACGTACTGATTTTGCCGGCGGCGGACAACCACCATGTGACCAGTTGGTTCGGCTACCCCATTACATTGCGTGAGCCCAAAGGTGAATTTACCCGCGCCAACTTTATCAAGTGGTTGGAAGAACGCCGAATTGGAACTCGGCTGCTCTTTGGGGGTAACCTGCTGCGACAACCAGCTTATGTTGGGCGCTGTGTACAAAATGCCGCCACACTACCTAACTCGGATAAAATTGCAAGAGATACCTTTTGGGTCGGTGTCTATCCCGGAATTACCCCTTTGATGAGGGACTACATGATTGAAAGTCTGTGTGAATTTGTGGAGAAACATTATGAAAATTGACTTGATTGCCAACGATGGCAGCCCGTTGAGCGTTACCCCCGAAACCATAAACGGAAACGGGGTGGGGGGCGCGGAACTCGCCATGATGACGCTCATGCGCGCGTTCGCCAAGCGCGGGCATGATGTTACAGTCTACAATGATTCTCTCGGCATTTTTGATGGAGTGAACTATACCCTCCGTCGCAATTTTCAAAGCGGGGAGAATCGGGATGCCCTCATTATCTTTCGGTCACCTAACCCACTGGTGCAATTCAACCGATTGGGAGATAGCCAGTCGGTTGTGTGGTGGTCGTGTGACCAACACACAACCGGGAGTTTCCATGATTTAGGGAGACATCCTCGTGTCGATTTCTGCGTGACCATTTCTCCCTATCACACCGATTATCATTTGATGCACTACAGCATCCCACGTGAAAAAATCGGGCATATCGATATTGGGGTACGTACGGAAGAATATGAGCAGCAAGTCGATAAAATCCAGAACCGCATGATTTTTTGCAGTGTGCCGGACAGGGGCGCCATAGAACTGGCCCAAGCATGGCCTAAAATCGTCGATGCCCTTCCAGATGCGTCGCTTGTCATTACCAGCGATTATCGGCTCTGGGGCGTCCCCCATGCCAACAATGAACAGTATCAACGTCTGTTCCGCATGATGAAGAACGTTCAGTTCATGGGACGCGTTCCACGCCCGGAACTGGTGAAGTTGCAGTTGCAATCCGAAATCATGGCTTACCCGTGTACCTATGAGGAATTATTTTGCATCGCGGCAGCGGAGTGTCAAGTAGCAGGAGCTATACCGGTCACTTCGGGGGTCGGGGCGCTTCCGACCACCAATGAAATCGGCAAGGTTCTCCCCGGTTTTCCCACCGACCCCGGCTGGATACAATCATTTGCTGCGACGGTGGTGGATATGCTCACCAAATCGCGCGAAGAACTGGTCAACGCCCAAACCAAACGTAAGAATACGGTATGGGAGCGCTTTAACTATGACAACATTGCCGAACAGTGGGAATACCTGTTCGCGGAAGGGAAGTTGAAATGATACTCTTTATCTCCGATTTCGACATGCGCGGTTCTGGGTACATGAATATCTCCACCAACATGTGCCTAGAACTGCACCGGCGCCTCACCGAAAAGAGGGGAGAGGGCAAACACCTTATGGTCGTGGGCTGGCATTATCTGGGGCAGGAGCACAGTTGGCCTTTCCCTGTTTTGCCGGTACGCCCGGAATTCACCATGGAACACACGATTTCAATGTGCCTTAATCTGGTTACATTGGGAAAGGCCGGTAAACACGAACCCGTAGAATGTATTGTGGCGGCGGTCGATATCAACTTGCAGGTAGCGTTGCGCGAAAAATTCGGCACAATGGACACTTTTGCGGATATTCCTTTCGTGGGCATATTCCCGGTCGAAGATAAGCCGATGCAAAAGTCGTGGGCGTTAGCACTCAACCAGAATGACGAAAATCTCGTCATCAGCTATCACGGTCTGGAAGCGGTCGAAGAAAGTGCCATGGCGGCTGGCTACCTTCCCATTGGTTTGGACACTGAATCGTGGGTAGTGGCCGAACCGGATGTTCGTACGCAGTTCCGGAAGAACATGGGATTCGACCAAGACCCGGATAACCCGGATTTCGTGATTATCACTGTAGCCGACAACCAGATTCGGAAAAACCTTGCCACGACCATGGAGATATTCGCACGGGCACATAAACAGGCTCCCCGTCGCATGCGCTTGATACTGGTAACCCGGCTGAACATGACTGTGGGTTGGGATATCCCGGCCCTAGCCGAAGAATTTGACGTCACAGGCGATTTTATCCCTATGGAACGGGGAATGCCGTTCAAAGACCTCTGGCGTCTTTATACCGTGGCCGACCTGTTCCTTCTAACCAGCACAGCCGAGGGTTTGTGCATGCCGGTTCTGGAGGCGCAGGCAACCGGAACCCCGGTACTGGTTACAGACAGTTCCGCGTTGGTGGAACATGTGTTCGCTGACCGCGAGAAACACTTTCAGGATGTCCGGGAACGGAAAAAAGAGAGAGATGTCATTTCTCTTGTACATGGCTTATTCCTCGACCCATTTTTTAAGGAAAACACTGGTGAACGCGGGTTCGTAATCCCCGTCGTTTTTCAATACCGCGACCCTTTCGGGAACGCCATCCGCAGCTATGTGGGCATCGAAGAAGGTTTTAGGATGCTACTGCATATCGAACGGCTACAGCGCGACAAAAGTCCTGAACTGAAACAGATTATCGATAATGGGCTATCCTATGTGCGCCAACGTACGTGGGAGAAGACCGGCGAACCGCTTATAGCGGCCATCGAACGTGCTATCGCGCGCCGAAAGGAAAATTCCAATGGCTGATAAAAAGGCTAAGAAAAGACGCCTCCCCTATCTTTTGGACATCATTATACCGATATACGGGGAGTGGGATTTGGCCGAGCGCGCATTGGCGGCAGCTATTCCACAGGTCGAGGCGCTGAATATAAAGGCACGCTTCATTGTGGTAGACAATGGGTCTGGGCCGGTGCAACGCCCTCCGCTGGCGCCCGGCATGCCACTCCGAACATTGACCCCCAAAGAAGCGGCAGCCCCTATACGGGGGATGCTGCGTCCTACTGACGCATTTACGCGCCTCGAACAAAATCAGGGGTTTCCCGGTGCGGTGAACTACGGAGTGAGCCGGGGAACTGCTCCCTATGTAATGATTCTATCAGCCGATATCCTACTGCATGATGGCGCAATCGGTGTTTTGTTAAAGGAAATGGATAACGAAGACGTGGGAATTGTCGGAATGAAACTGCTGTTCCCACCTGACACTAAGAACGGCCCGCAAGGCATGATTCAGCATGCCGGTCAAGCCATCGATATTTCCGGGCAAATCATCCATATTTTCATTGGATGGCATCCTGACCATCCGAAAGTCAACCAGCGCTGTGAGGTATCCAGCGTCACCGGGGGCGTCTTTATGACCCGGCGCTCCATATGGAACGATATCGGGGGCATGAATACAGCCTACGGCTCCGGCACATACGAGGACGTGGAATATTGCATAGGCGTGCGCTTAAAATGTGGTAAGAAAGTCATTTACACACCGAACGCATCAGCGTACCATTATGTTGGAGGTAGTATCTCCCACGGCCAAAATAAGCAGGGGTTCGCCCTGTACCAGAATGCGCAGATATTTATGGCGCGCAACCTGAATCATCTGGAGTGGGACGACTACAAAAGACGTTAAGTGGAACCATTCTTCCATACCAGTCCGGTCGTTCTGACGGACGAAATCTTTTTTCAATATACACCTAACTTGCCCTATATCGGTACGTCCGACCAGCGGCAGGCTGCTTATACTGCCGCTGAACAGGGGTTTATTGAGTTCGCTTTTTCCCCTATCTATCCGACGCAGATTTCCGGCACTTACCCATGGGGGAATAGCCCTGAACGCCTATTGCTCCGCATGGGCAATGTCATCAGTATCGATGCGGTTACAGCCATATCATTGGGAGGATGTAATTGCACCCTTTCGCGGGACGATGGTTGCGGGATTATTCTCAATGCGCGCTATGGCATTGTGAGTCTACGCCAAACAGAAGGCGCGTTCTACAGTAATTGTGGTCACGCCGGCGCACCGTATCAGGCCGAAGTGGTTTATACGGCAGGTTTCCCCACAGGCGTAATTGCCAACGACCCTGCTTTGCATATGGCGCTTTCAATGGTGGCCGAAATCTATCTTAACGAAATCGTTGACCCATCAGCCAATGAGGGCGGCCCCGGAGCGCCGGGAGTTACTGAATATTCCAGCCTTGGATATTCTGAAACACGTGGAAAAATCGTGCCCAATGCGTGGGGCCAGACCGCGCGAACGCAATCAGCGGCTCTGATGGCTCGGCAGTATAAAGCCCCCAAGCGCGCGCTCCGGATGGGTTAGATGTCAAACCGCTGGAATGTTCGCATTCGCCAATGGCGCACCACGAACATGGGTGACGATGACTACGGGTCACCCGTAGTTTCAGGTGTATCGATACGCGATAACATCGTGGGACGGTTCGCAGAAGACCGTCCGAACACGATGCTTCTCCAGCAGGGTGTGGAGACTGTTCGCACCGCTACGCTGGAAATCCATGCCCCGGACATCCTGTTGACCCTCGAAGAATCTGACCAGTTCGAGATTATCTTCCCCGAATATCACGAATATTATGGGGAACGCTGGCGCATGATTGCAAAAACGACCCCGCAAACGCCGCAGGGACGCGTACAAGGAAAGCACTACCAATTAAAGGTGGTGCATATCGATACCAACCGGACGACGCAGGTCTAATGGATGGCACGCAATGTTACCCGGAAGTATGGGCGCAAAGAAACCGAAATGCGTATCGTTACCGGGATTATCAAAGGTCTTTATGCAGCCGGTCAGGTCGTCTCGCAGGATGCCTCTGACCGGGCTCCAGTTGCGACCGGGCGTCTGGCCCGCAGCATCCATAGCACGTTCCCGGAAGAAATCGAGCCGCTGACCTTTGTGGTCTATGTGGGAACGAACGTAGAATATGCCCGTGCGCAGGAAATGGGTTCCGGTCTGTTTTCCGAAGACGCCACCCATATGCGGCTCATTGAAATCAAACCGGTCAACGCACAGGCGTTGGCATTCAGTTGGCCGGGAGGGCCAACGGGACACTCGGCCTATGACCCCGAAACTGGCCTGTTCTTTTTCAAACGAGTGTTCCATCCCGGCGTCCCGGCCCAGCCCTACCTTCGCCCGGCGCTCCAGCATAACCGGGACTTGGTACGCCGCATGATTTTGCAAGCTATAGTGAACGAGATGAGACGATGACAAATGTAGTTGCCCAAGGCGTAACAAATGATGAATTACAACGGGCTGTAATCGCCAAGTTGAAAGCCGATACCGCCCTGACCGCAGAACTTTCTTCTGCCGACCAAGTCAAGGAAGACCAATATTCGGGCACGGTTTTTACCTATCCCGCTGTGCGTGTCGATATCCAGCGCCTCGACGCACGTAGCGAAACCGAGCCATGTGACCTTTATGTCGCAATATTTACGGTACGCACTTATGCGCAGGGGGCTGGGTCTGCCCCTGCGGATTCACTTGCTGGACTGGTAAGAAATTCGTTGCATCGGCAGGCAATAGGCAGTACAGTAGCGGCAAATCTCGCGTTCCGCATGGAACGTATCCTGTTGACGGGCCTTTTGGCGGCAAATCGTACACAGGAACATATCTGGATGGCAGCCGCCATGTTTCAGGCCAATGTCTATCCGACCAGCTATTAGGATTGCGCATGTTTAAAGAACCGGCACGCAAAAATAAAGAAGATGATAGTGCAGAGGTGCCATCAGGCAAAGAAGAAGTTGTCGTTAAAGAAGAAGTCTTTGTCAAAGAACCTGATAAGTCTGCATTAAAAAGTAATGTCGGTACGCGGCGCGCAACCCTTGTGTATCCGGGGCGCGTGCTGATTAAGGGAACTCCATCTGGCACCGAATATGACTTTCGAGGTATTGGTGCGCAATTGGATGTGAAAATCGAAGACGTGGAATATTTGTCCTCCCGCATGTACGGCGGCGGGTGTTGTGGTTCCACTAACAAAGCCCGTCCGTACGTTGAATTCGAGCAATAAGGAGTAGAAACCCATGGGACTCGTTACAGGTGTTCCGCAGGGCGTAATCACCGAACAATCCGAGGTTTACCTCGAAGGTGCGCCCTACATCTATTATCAAGAACTTCCGGCCACTCCGTTGTGGAACCCGGATGGTGACGGTTATTACTGGGGCATTTCTGGTACGTCAGTCGAACTGGCGTGCTATGAAGATGTCCAGTTGAGCGAAGACGTGACCGTAAACGCCATCCGCTGCGACAAGACAGGTGACGCGGCTGTAATCCAGAAACGTAACTATCTGGAACTGTCGCTGACCCTGTCGAACCTGCTGCCGCTCTCGACCATTGCGCCCATCCTTAAATCCGGTTCGGACGTGTTAACATCCGCCCCATTTGAGAAAATGGGCATCGGCACCATCGACAACAACATGTTTTATCGGGTCTGGTTGCCGAAGGTCTATGACGCGGACGCGTTTGACTTCGTCACCATGACTTTGCACCGGTGCCAGTTCATCAACCCCTTCAACATAACGATGCGGGCTGGACAGCAATGGCAAATCGGCGGCATCAACATCCGGGCGTTTGCGGACGCCGATTTGCCGGATGCGCAGAAGTTCGCTACTGTCATCCGCTACGACCCGTCACTGATTACCTAATCTGACGGATGCAATCCACGGTCACCTTGGCCGGGCATGAGTACCCAGTTGCTCGTGCCCGGCTTAAGTTGTATCTGGAATTGCAGGTAGCCAAACAAAAAATCCATAAAGCTGCGGCAGCCTATGACGGGGGTGGGATTGCCGACAGCTTTTTTGATTATTTGCAGACCTGCATTCCTGACCTCTCCAGACCCACATTTAATAGTGTGTCATGGTTGGAGATATTTTCCTGTTTTGCTACCATCGAGAATATTAACCAGATACCCAAACGCACCCAGTTCTCCATCCTGAACGTGTATGCTGAAAGCAAGGAAGATAAAGGGGAACCGTGGGATTATTCAGACCGCTTTCTGTTCTTGTGGCCGCATATCATCGCCCGTTCCTATCATTGGAGCCTTGGCGATATTCACGAACTCTGGCCCGAACAGGCGGTTGCGTTCGTTCAGGAGATACTGGCCTCCGATTATTATGAGATGTCTTTTCAACACCGCATGGCCGAAACCTCGTACAGCCACAGCAAGGATGGCAAAGTAACTTATAACGAACTGCCAAAACCGGGATGGATGACCGAACAGCGAAAAGGACGACGGGGATATACGCCGCCCCATTTGAAACCGGTCGGGCTTATTATCAAGGCACATAATGATGAGGAAACTAACGAGGGAGAGACAAATGCAGATTAGTCCACCTCTCCCGATGAACATTAATGAATCTATCGAAGCCGCTAAAATTCTAGTGCCTTACCGGAAAACGTTACGCGATATGGATGACCAAAAAGCCGGGCTGGTTGTTAACGCCTTGCTCAAAAAGGCACAAGAGAATAAAACAGAGGCAGACATCATGCGATTAGCGTCTTATATGTTCCATAAGGACGTGGAAGCGCTTGCGCAGGATATGCGTGACGAGCCCGGCGTAACGCTGGCCTTGATGCTTTTAACGGGGTTCGGGGTCAACCCTCTGGGAACGTTGCTGGAATTTTCAACCTATCTTTTTGTATTTGATGTGGAGTAGTCCATGCTTCCGGGTGCCAACGACCCAATTGAAGAACTATCCGTTTCTCTGGTAGCGAATGCCAGTGATTTCCTGAACGGCATTGAAGAATCGCTTGAACAGGGTATCGAAAGTTTAGATGAATTCGCTGACCAATGGCGTGACGATATGGGGGAACTCGCGGAATGGCAGCAACAATTAGGTCTTTCTTTTAACATGGAAATGGGCCTCCACGATGGCGATTTTGCAGAATCCATGCAGGCGGTTATCAACGCCAATCGTCAGGTCGTCGATAGCCTCAATGTAAGCGAAGCGGAAATCCTCGCCTATGCCGAGGCCATGCAATCGCAGGTAGCGCCCATGGTGGAGGACGCCTATACTCGCATTGCGGATGCGGCAGCCGAGGCTGGGATTGTAATTGACCGGGAAGCGGAAAACCTTATTCGCCGGGAACTCGAATTCGCGGCCACTTCCCGCGACACGCTCCCGGAAGCCGAGCAGCATATCAGTAACCTGACCGATGAAATCATTGCCACGATGCCCGAAGCCTCCCAAAAAGCCAATGAATTTGATAATGCGATGAAACAGTTGGGGGCCGGGCTGCTCAACTTATTCGGCGTAGTCGGGATTGCCGCATTGGTCACTACCGCCCTCCGTGACCTTCAACGCTTCTTTACGGTCGGAACGGAAATGGCAATCGAAAGTACGGCAGCCTTCCGGGAATTCGAGATACAGATACGCCGTCTCCAGCGCACGTTGGGTGATGGCGCCGGAACGATTTCCGATTGGGAGCAATTCGCCGAAACCTTGTCTGATGAATTCGGTACTGACCGGCGCGAGAACCTTGCCCAAATCACGGATGTGCTCTCACGTCTGACCGGGGAATTGCGCCTGAACGCGGAACAGATGCAGCAGGTCATTCGCGCCGGCCAGATTTACGACGCCGTCAATGGGGATATTCAGAACTCGGCTGAAAGGCTGGCGCGTTTTGTGCAGGGCGGTCAGGTCGAATCACTGCGTAATTTGGGTGTTTCTTACAATGAGGCACTGGTTGAAGCGGCCAAGTTTGAACTGGGCATCACCAAAGCCACGGAGGAAATGACCGAGCAGGAGGAAATGCTCGTGCGTTTGCAGGTGGTGATGACGCAGGCTAATCAACTGGCGGGGGACGCGGCCAGCGTTCAGGACACGCTGGCCGGGCGTATGGACAATGTCAATCAGCGCCTTGCTGAAAACCAACTCCAATGGGGGAATTTCCTCGCTATTCCGTGGGTGGGCGTTCAGGAAATCTTCCTGCAAGTGTCCGACGCGGTACTGAATCTGTCTCGCATTCTGGTGGTTCTTTCCCTTCAATGGGTGGCATTCTGGTTTGCCATGGGCGCAGGATTACAGGAAGGCGCGCGACAACTCAAAGGCTTTTTGAGCGCTGGGGATGACTTTTCCATCGATTCTATTACGGGAGCCTTTGAAGGCGGGATGGAAGAAGCTCTAGGTATCGTCAGCCAGATAGCAGATGCTATGATGGGGAAATTTGGGGAATTGGGAGACGTGTCTGCCGAGGAATTGGGGTCTATCGGGATGGCGGCGGATGACATGTCCCAGAACGTCCAAGAGGCTTTTGAAAAAGCCAGCGATGCCTTGGATGACGCGATTGCGCGTTGGGAGGAAGGATTGGCCCGTGCCCGGCAATCCTTAGAAGACAAGCTGGCGGATATTTTCACGGATGCAGCCCGGCGCCGCGAAGACCTTGAAACCGACCTGCAACGCGACCTCGCTGATATGGAACGGGATGCCCAGCGCGATAAGATACAGGCAGTTGAAGAAGCCCAGCAAGATGAATTGAATCTGCGTGAAGAATTCATGCGCGATATGCGCGACCTTGAAGACAGGTACCTGATGGACTTGGAGGATGCGCTTCGTGACCGGGACGCACGGCGCGTTCTGGAATTGCTCCGCCGCATGAACGACGAAAAGCAGAAGCGAACTGATGACTTTGAGTTACGGCGCAGCCAGCGCAAAGAGGAACTAAAAGAGGAATTAGAGGATATTGATGAGAACTTGGACTTTCAGCGCAAAATGCGGCGGCAGGCTTTCCAGCGCGAATTGCAAGACCTTGCGCAGCAGACCCAGCGTCGTATCGCGGACGCCCATCTTTCTTATCAGCGGCAGCTACGCGACCTCCAGCGCTCAATTGAAACCCGGTTGCGTCTGGTGGCCGAAGGTCTAACGAAAGAACTGCAACTGAACCAAAGCGGCCTCGAAACCCTTTATCAAATGCTCAACCAAGCCTACGGCTCCGGTGGTTGGGTGGAAGCCTTTTACCTGCGGTATATGACAATGCTGGCCTATATGGGGAGTAGCGGCCCAACATCCGGCTATGTATCCTCCGGCTCCAGCGGCGGCTTTGGGTCTGGAACGGCGGGGCGCAATGTGTCAGCCTACGCACGTGGTGCGGTAGACATGCTTGTGACCCAACCACAAACAATACAGGTGGGTGAGCAGCCCGAACTTATTAACATTGTGCCCTTGAACCGGGGAAGTGGATTACCAAAAGCTGGCTTCGGGTCACGGCGGGGGGGCAACGACCGCATCGAATTGCGTGTAACGGTCGAGGAAGGGCTGAAAGCCCAAATCATCGATAACACCATGGGTGAAGTGGCTGATATTATGACCCGCGTACAACGGAAGGGTGCTTAGATGACCTACAAATTGAATGAAGGGGAGATTTGCCCCAGTGATTTCCAGTGGCTCCCCCGTGAAACGATAGGCGTCAGCGGTGAAGGTCGCCCGATATATCCTGCGACACGTTCGGTAGAACTACGCTGGGAGTTCTCCAGTTTTGGGGAATGGGCGGCTGCACAGGTGGCCTTTAATGCCAATAGTTTTACCGGCATGTCTTCGATTACCATTCCGAATTTCCCAACCGCAACCGGGTCGGTCTACGCCTTCAAGACCTACACGGGTGTTTTTATCCACGAGCCCGAATTGGGTTCCCCATTCTTTGCCGGGTTCCCCTCCGACATGGTCATTCTTGTTTCTAACATTCCGGTGGAATAATGGTAGCGACCCCGGCCCAACTCACATCCCTGCGCACGCAGCCTCATCGAACACAGGTCTTTATGGGTGTTTACAAGCCCAAGACCGTATGTGCCATGCAAATCAATCAGGCTGGCATCTCGAAGGGCGCGCGCCAAATCACGGTCACTGTTTTGAGTGGGGCGATTACCAATATCGAGCGCGGAATGACCTGTTATATAAGTCCGACCCAACAGGGTGGCCGTGACCCGGATTATATCGATAAGCGTTTACGGGCCATCAGCGGCTCTGGAACCACCCTGACACTGGCTGAAAATGATGTGGATTGGGTGAATGGCTGGTATCTCACCGTGGTCGACCTGCGGGAGCCGTGGGCTAAATTCCCCCTCATCACGTTGAGTGCCAATAACGTCCCGTCATTTTTCAAGGACTATGACCAGACCTACGCTGGGGAACAT